ATATATATACACACACGCTACGGAATCGAAACGGAAATGGAATCCGAACCCCCCTACCCATGACTGCTGATGATTGGGTCAAATACTTTTAGCTTTTTGGGTCTATGGTCGCAGACTCGCAGCCCCTCATTTAGTCACCCTTGATTTGAGACGTAGTAAAGACGGGGACTATACCACCCCACACAAATACAATTCTAGTATCTATCCTTCTACGGGGTATCCTATAGACTAGACTAGTCTGCTAATGGGTACACGTTGTTAGTGCCTATGGATAAAGGGCTTTGTGAATAACGTTCGTACATATACCATTCTAGGCGATGGCTTCTAGGGGCTATTTGGGGCGCTGTAGCGTAACCATTCTACGGGGGCTGCAGGCTGATTAGGGCGCTCGTATTGGGACGTTTTTGGATTGGCCCAAGATGACCTTTAATGAAATCTGACTTTTGAAAAAATCGGAGCGCTGTGCGCTAGTAATGGTGGGGGTTAAGGGGGATGGCTGTGAATAAGGTTTGGATAAAAGGGTAGGGTCGGGACAAGGGTAGCTGTATCCCTTGCTATCACTAGGATTGATTAAAGGGTAGGCTTTGACAAGTAATTCCTAGGACATATCCAAACATTTTATACTCTTTTTTTCATGGTATGAATCACTCAATTGTGGTTATTAGTCTGTAGGTATTTTTACTCATGCCGAAAAAACTTCATAGGTATTTTCACTCATTTTGCATTTCGGGCAAAAAAACTCTGTATCCTAGGCTAGGCTTGGGCTAGAGGGCTCTCCTCGCGCGGGTATCAATAATAGCCGAGAAAGGGGCATGTTGCAGGTATCGATAATGGTTGTACATTCGGCTTGTCGAACGGGATGAGATATGAGACTCTTGGCGGAGCACATAAGAAGTATCTACCCGACCATCGAGGCCGAAAGGCTGACAAGCGCCAAACACATTAACAGCGCAGCCGATGTTGAGCAAGCTAACCTAGAGGAACCAACACCCGAGGGATTTAATAGCTGCGAACGACCAACCACACGTCCTCTACTAGGTACGGATGGAACACTGAGAGAGCCGCACGGCTTTGCAGCCTGCAGACTCAGTAAGTACAGCCTACCGAAAGACGAAGAGCCGAACGGATAGAGCGCCTTGGCGCAGGATGCACAACGGAACACGATGAATAGAAAGCGAGCAGCAGCAATGCAGTGAGCAGTAGTAACCGCTAGTACCGATACCGCAAGAGTCCACAAGTAAGCCCTAGAAACAAGTAAGACGCTGTTGGTTGCTTTGCCCAAAGGATGATGCTGATTGTATCGATTGAGCCCGTAGGATGCGCACCAAGGTAGCGCCCCAAAAGACTACGCAATCGAGTGACCCGTAAGCCATCAACCAAGTAGGCATTGACCCATTCCCGTGGGGCGCTGAGTAAAGTACATGTTACGCAGAGTATATGTACCGAGACTCACAGCAGGAGCGAGACCTGCCGCCCTACCTAACCCGAGCCAACCACGGCTCACAAATTGAATCAAAATGACCAACGCTGAAAAATTAATCGCAAGCCTAAGCCCCGTAAACACTAACCTAGATGGCGCACCAATCGTATGCTTAACGGCAGACCCGTACCTAGGTAAGTTTATGGTTAAGCAGCAGTTCAAACTAAGCCTAGGTAAGCCTACAACGCTGACCACATTGCACGACCCCGAAAGCGGTAGACGAATCTTCACGGCACGTGATGAGGAAAGTCACGATGTTGCCGAGGGCGCTATGTCTAAGCTAGACTACGAATGCATGCGTAAATCGGAAGAGAACGCAAAACTAAGAACAGCATCGGTGGTTGCTCAATTGGGCTTCCTAGGTTGCTAATTACCCGTGCTTCCCATAGCGAGGCGGCACGTTATTTAAGTGAGGGCAGCGGTAGACTGAAACAAGGTCTGCGCCTAGGTCGTGCTAGGACTGCTCACTATTAATCGAGTCAACCACGACTCACAAATTCAATCAAGATGGCTAAAGTCACTAGAAGTACTGCAGGCGCTAAGTTCGTCAGCAGCAAAGAAAAATTCAATGGGGCTCAGTTCGCTGAGTTCAACGTGAACGTTAAAGTAAGCAAGGGACGTGCTGAGCGGTTAGCTATGAAGGCTAGACTAGCTGAGGCTAAGGCTGTCATGGCTTTGCCCGTCAGCGCAGGATTCGTTGAAGTTAAGTCTAACCTAAATTTCGCATACGCTGTATGAAGAACGCTATAAAAGAAGTCATGTTCGACCTATTGGTGAACGGCTCAGTATCGGAAATGATGAAGACCATGCAGCTAGGTATGCAGCATGACGAATACAACATCCGCTTCGTAGCGCAGCTATGTGCAGATGAGGCAGATACTATCGAGGAAGAGGGCGCTATGGTCGCAGACTATCCTAGTCTAGTTCATAGATGCGAATTGTACGCTGACGTAGTAACATTAATCGTAGATAGCAAGTTATGAATCTAGTGAAACTAACCATAGCTGAAAGGCTAGAGAAAGAGCAGCTACATGAGGCATACGACCTAAGTAGAGCGTGCGGTGAGTTTAACGTATCCGAGGATATTGCTGAACTGATGTACTGCCCATGCGATGAGTACCAAGATTTTCGTGAATCAATAATTAAAGGCCTAAAAGGAGAAAAGTTATGAGAGATTTCGTAGTAGGTACGCTACTCATTAGTGGTGGTGTTTGGTTCAGTCTAGGCTTCGCTTACGCTGACCGAGGCATGCTGCAAGCAGCAGCGGTATTCGGATTGCTAACCGCAGTCTTCTTGGTATGTGAGTTCATATACAATCGCGTCAAGCCTGCACCGCAGGTAGACGTTAAATGGATAGAAGTTAAACTGCAGGCCGTGCGCCATGGCGATGAGTTCTTCATCAAGAACCTAGAAACGGGCACGCTGCGCCCTAGCAGCCGTGACGAAGTTTCCGAGTTATGGAACAAAGGTCAAATCACAATTAAGTAATCTAAAACCCAACAATATGCTAGTAGCAACATTAGTACTCACCTTAGTAGGTGCATCGTCTTCATTGGCTGTCGCAGGCCTCAAGTCTAACAAGTAAAAAATCAATCTCTATGGCTGACTGCAATAAGGTCAGCGCCTACATCGTGGTAGGGTAGAGACCTATTAACCGAGCCAACCACGGCTCACAAATTTAATTTTATGTCACGTTTTGTAGCAGATGTGTGGGGTGTAGTAGCACTAGCACTAAATCAAGAAGATTCAAAGGTTCGCAACGTAGCGACCAAGTCTCAAATCCTATTCCGTACAGCAGGTATCAACCATGCAACCACGGGTAAGATGAGCACTAAGCAAGCCGTAGTGAAAATCAACGCATTAGTTCAAATGCATGTTGAGGCATTCAGCAATGGAAAATTGGGCGGGGAAGACTTAGAATGTGTTCACGTTATCGTAGCGTACAAGTCCGATACCGATACACTCATGGTGTACGGGAACAGCGATGATACGCTAGGCGGTAAGCGCTTCGAGGAACTAGGCGAATACTCAAAATCTAGCGAGAAGAGATTCGGCAAATGGTACTTCAACATGGGGCAATTCCAAGATGCTGTTGCAGTCATGCTAGACCAATCATCAGCGCCCGAATTAATAGAGGCAGAAACCACAAAAACTGAAACCATGGGACAAACACCACAAGAATTGATGCTGCAGGCTATGAGCATGATGCAGCAAGGCGGCTCGATAGATGAGGCTGCTGTTGAGAAGATTGTAGACAAGCGTATCAAGGCTCAGTCTGCGACTAAGGTTGAAGTAGTGACAGCTACGGCAGTCAAGAAAGTAGACAAGGCTCACAAGAACTTTGCTGATGCTGTTGCGCTTGTAGGCCTAGGCAAGAATGTCACGCTGATTGGCGAGGCAGGGAGTGGTAAGTCTTACGGGGCTATCCAAATGGCTCGAGCGCTAGACCAAGAGTACGCTGTTGTATCATGTCACGGCAAGATGCAGTCGTTTGATTTGGTGGGCGCTATGTCTCCTACAACGGGCGAATACATTAGCACTTCGCTACGTGATGCATACGAGAATGGTAAGGTGCTCATCCTCGATGAGTTTGACCGCTCTAACAACGAGACTACCATTGCGCTCAACGGAATCTTAGCAGGCGATTGCTACGGCTTTCCCGATGGTATGGTGCAGCGCCATGCAGACTTCAAGGTCATCGCATGTCAAAACACTTTCGGCACGGGTACATCTAAGGTGTACGGCTCAGCTAAGCCGCAGGATGGCTCAACGCTCACACGATTCACACGTGTTGTGTGGGACATCGACAGCAAGCTAGAGAAAGCTATATGTGGTGATACCCTTGCAACGAACGCTGTGCAGCGCATCCGCTCTAATGCTAAAGGCCTTGGATACGACCAAGTGCTTATCACACCGCGTCAAGCCATAGATGCTAACCAAATGGTACACAGCCTAGGTTGGTCAGTCAAGAAGGCTATCGAGTTCACTTGTCTCAACGGCCTAGCGGCTGATGTTCGCAAGAGATTATTGCAGGACGTTTCACTATAACGTTCTTAGTCTGCGGCTAACTGAAATAAGGTTAGCGCCTAGGTCATGCTAGGGCAGACTGCTATTAACGCCCCAACCACGGGCACAAATTAATGCTTATGAGATATGAAATAATTGAAGGCAAGCGCATGCTCACCAAGGTGCAGACTACATTCTTTGAGTTTGTAGAGGGCTCTAATCGTGAGGGAAACGTACACAATTCTTCGGACAGCGATGGCTCTAGTTCGTTTTACGGAAACATCAAGTCCTACCAAGAGATGTACGATGCGTGCTACAGCGGACTGAATGTCAAGAAGATGATGAAAGCTACCGCAGACTTAAAGAGTCTAGTCAACCATGAGGTTGAGACCCCACGCAAAGCGATAGTAGGTGAGGCATTCAACGCTGCGGCATTCGCAGCAGGGCATCCTTACCACTACTACAAGGATGCTGATGAGTACGGAAAGCCTAGAGTACACTTAACATACAGCACCAACGCTGTTGCAGGTGTACGTTCCGAGCAGTTCATTCGCCATGGCGCTGCACTATGTGCAGTCGCTGATGAGATAGCTGAGCAGGTAGATGTAAAGATTAGTCTATACATCACTAACGTGGGTGTTCTTGGCGGCAATGGCTGTCAAATAGTGACAATCAAAGACTACAACGAGGTTATCGACATCGCTAGAGTAGCTGCAACAGCGCATCCTAGTTTCTTTCGTCGCATCGGATTCTCATGGTTCGAGAACGCTAGCAGACTGATAGACTCACGTTGTTCTTCGGGATATGGCGGCTCTATGACGGGTACTAGCAGAGGGGCAGTCATCAGCGATGAAGAGTTCAAAGAGTGGGTAGGTGCTGCTAACGATGAAATGTTGGTAGACTTTCCTGCGCCCGATGAAGACCAATTCACGGATGATGACTACACCGCTGAATGGATTGCGAGCGCTATGGAAGACATTAGCGACTCAGTAGAAAAAGATGTTAAACATTGTAAATTATTTGGACTATGATAGACTTTCATATTCACAAGGTCGGCTACCGAGAACGTTTGGTAGCTGACATCGAAACGGGGCTCATTGGCCGCATCTGCGACAAGAACTACAGCGGACTATACGAGGTATGGTTCGAGCGTGAGCCATACCAACAAGACTTCGCTATAGAGAACAGCGAAGAGTACCCACTAGAGACTCAGTCCGAGTTTCCTAATCGTAAATTCAAAAAAGCTAATCAGTTAATCTTAATCGACTAAAACCACTATTATGAAAAATGCAATTTCTTACGACTTCGGGTCGTTAAACATCCAATCATTCTTTGATTCTGCTACGGGTGTAGCTAAGTCTGTCATCCGTTGGGATGGCGCTGCTATGGATACGCTGACTTACTCAGCTAACGATGCAGACGATGCAGTAGACAAGGCTGTACGCTTTGCGACTGAGCGTGCTCAATTAGAATTGATAGGGTAATGAGTATTAATAGAGAAATGTTCTTAGCGTACGAGGCAGTACGTGAGAGCGGTTACTACAACATGTTCGATAGACGAGCATTAGACCTAGCTAACGAGATGAATGACCTAAGCATGGACATCGGTCAATGGTCGTTCATTATCACTAACTATGACAAACTTAAAAAGACTTACCTATGAATTTCCAAGTAAGAGTTCCCGTGATTATCACTAGGACATTGCGCACACATGTGACGATAGACCTAGACGATGAGCAGTTCGATAAGTTCATCACCGACCAAATCCTTATAACGAATCAAGACGAGTTAGAGGATTTATATTACAGCCAATTCAATGAGGAAGACTTCTTCGAAGAGAGTCTAATCTTTGAGGTTGAGGATGCTTACGAGCATTAAGCGTGTATGGTACTCTTGTCCGAGCATGGCTCCAAGAGGTAGGGCGGTTCGATTCCGCCCCACGCTACACAGCGAACGTTCACTATAACGTTCCGCTCTCAATGACCTTGCAAGCATGTGGTTATGACGCGCAAGTAGAGAGCACCATATTTAAATTCATAAATACAATTATCATGATTGAAACAAAAGAAGGATTGCTAGAGTATTGGACAGAACAATCTCTACCCCAAGGAACAGCAGAGAACATCCATTGGCTAAGACATAGCTGTGATGCTTTCTTCTTAGACAAGGGCTACCGCCCATTGAATTACCCACACAGCGATGCGTTTCAAACGTATCACAACCCCAAGGGCAACAAGGCTGTTAGAGTAAATATAGCGAGGACATTCGATGACTCGTTGCTAGGCAATGAGAATTGGATTATAGTAGAGGCTAGAGGCAACACTTATGTAGCGCCCTACAATGCTGCTAGAGACATGGGTGTGATTACGAGTATTAGAGGCATGTACTTTACAGACTCGTCTAACTCAACCGCAGAAGACTTAATTAAATCAACTGAAATACTAATAGATAATAATTTAGCCTATGAAATTTGATGACATCTTTAGCCCTCAAGAAAGTACCGAGGGAACAACAATTACAGACTTCTTTGGGGTCGATACCGACAAGATGGTATCGTGGGTCAAGGACGTTGTAAAACTCAGCAGACAAGAAGACGTTCTAGATACCGACATCGTGATAGCGGCCATGGCTGTCACGGAGACTAAAGAGGAACTAGCTGTCTTGCAACACTTGGTGCTGAAGGCTACCATGAGTGAGATAATGTCTACCGCAGATGAGTCTGCTAGACTACTAGATTGGACTCGTGAGGCACTTGAAAACATGAGTGAAGAGGCGCAGGCTCAGTACGCTGAGTTCATGGTCGGGAAACTCTTAGAGAACGGAGATATTAACTTCGAAGATTTTGATGACGAGTAGTTACTTAGTAACTCACACGTGTACGTATACGCACTATGAATATATATATGTAATCTCTTCTCCCTTATAGGGGAGAAGAAGAGATTACTCAAGATAATAACTTAAATTAATACCTATGACAGACTTAATTGGATTGTATGGAATCGTGGTAGACCCTATTGAGGGAGTATCAATTAGACACTTGCCGAATGGTCGTGCTAGTCTAAACGAATTGTATTCTATTATCGACTGCGACTATGTTGAGCTATCAGTTCTTACTGATGAGCTAGACCTATTTGTAGACGAGGAAGGATTGGTTAACGGGGCTGCACAGCGTGTAGGCTGTTTCCAAGTTCAAGATGCAGATGGCGAGAGACTAGGGCAGGTCATGTATGCAGGACGTGGTGTAATACTACAGAATGCTGAGGATGACAGCGTAGGATTCACTAGGCAGAGAGCCACGGCAATAGTAGAATCTTTAACATTTCAAGGCATGGCCGTCTTGTAAATCCTGCCGCCACTTTGTATATTAGTAGTAACCAACAACAACAACATATGAGTAAATTAAATTCAGCACTCATCGCAGTGCAATCCCAACTGAAAGCGCCAAAGAATCAGCGCAACAACTTCGGCAAGTACAACTATCGTAGTGCCGAGGATATCCTAGAGGCTGTCAAGCCTTTACTATCTGCTAACGGACTATCAATGACAATCAGCGACTCAGTAGAGGAACTAGGCGGCATGGTCGTAATCACATCTTCGGTTGTAGTTACGGATGGTACGGATTCAGTAACAGCATCTGCACAAGCAGGGGTTGACCCGAATCGCAAAGGTATGGACATCGCTCAGTCTTTCGGCTCATCTAGTTCTTACGCTCGTAAGTACGCAATGAACGGCATGTTCCTAATCGACGATACCAAGGATGCTGACGCTACCAACACACATGGTAACAACTCAGCAATTAAATCCACACCTGCGCCTCGTGCTACATCAGCACCGAGTGCAGCAAAGGACAGCGATTGGTTCAGCAAGTCTATCGACTACATCAAGTCTGCTAGCGACAAAGGTCAAGCATACGAGATGGTAATCAGTAAGTACGGCACGTCTGCGTCCGAGAAGCAGATTGCAGCACTTCAAAAGTTCTTAGGTTAATGCAGTTTGCATCTGCACTACAAGAGAAAACGGGGAAGGGGTACGTAAGTGCCTCTTCTCTTAAATATGCAGTACCTACTTCCAAAGACTTCGACATGATGGCTTGGGAACTGAACATGAAAGGTGAACTCAAGAAGACGGGTAAGCACTTCACGTTTGGTGGTCTGTATGACATGCTCTTACTTGAGCCCGATAATGTTTGGGACAAGTATATCGTTCTAAAGGACGAAGAGATTTGCGCTGAGATTGGCGGTAAGAACCCACGTGCTACGAAAAGGTACAAAGAGTGGGCAGCCGAGCAGCAAGGGGACAAGGAACTAATCTCATGGGTAGAATACAATACAGCTAAGGTGATGGTCAAGAGACTACGCGACAGCGAGGTTGTAGACTACAGCACGGGTGAGGTTGTGAGTCTGTCTCAGTTCATTCAAGGTGAGCCGCAGAAGGAGTTCAACTCTTGGATAGGAGATGTGCCCGTACGAGGCTTCCTAGACGTTCTAGGGGACGGATTCATTACTGATGTAAAGACTACCCGTAGCATGAAGGCATTCAAGTACGATGTGTTCGATTTGAACTACGACTTGCAGGCTTACATCTACTGCGAGGTATTCAACATCAAAGACTTCTATTGGTTGGCGCAAGTTAAGGACAAGCCTTATACATGTGCATTGATTAAAGCGTCCGAAGAAACTCTTGCGAGAGGCAAGGATAAGTTCGAGACTGCTGTTAGTAACATTGAGCAATGGTTAATTACAGAGCCCAAGGCAACTGAGACATTCGCTCTACAATACACTTTATAATGAACATGTACAGACTTCAATTAGCAATGCGTTATATACGCAGATTATTCACGGGCACAAAAAGTTTTTCTAAGTCCGACTTGCAATTCATTGTTGAATCCGTTAATAGTATATACGGCATCGACTTATCGTCACCACAACATGGACATAAGCAGGCTCAAGTTAAACAAGCGCTAGTAGCTTTCCTAGATGAGAGCGGTGAGTACAAGACAGACACAGAGATGACCAACGCACTAGTAAGTGCAGGTGTTGCATCAAGAGGCTTTAGCCGACGTAATGTCACTCACATGATTAATACTCTAGGAAAAGAGATTACAGACTTAAATGTCTATCGTGAGTTTAAGAAGAATGTTAATTCAGTACTTTAATTTTAATTTAATAAATAATCAATTATGAGTAACTATCAAAACAACAACCCACTAGTAGGATTCGTTAATGCACCACGTGTAGAAATCCGTGTATCATTCACCGAGGCAGAGTTAAACGACATGCGTCAGTACTTAACGGGTAAAGACACTAAGCGTGTTTACTTGACAATCAAAACGGGCGAGAAGAAAGACAAGAGCGGTACATACCAAATCGCATCAGTCTATGACCCTAGCGCTAACCAACAAGGTTCGCAAGCGTCTCAGTCTTACGCTCAAAAGCAAGGCGCTCCTGCACCTAGCCAAGCTAACGCAACGGCAGGTGGAGATTTACCATTCTAAATTAGGATATCTTAATTTAATGTATTACATTTGTGCCCCTGCTAGAAATAGTGGGGGCATTTTTACGGGGGTGTATGGTGGGTGATACCTAAAACAATTGTGTAAGTCTTTGGGTGTTGCGGAAGTTCGACTCTTCCCTCCCTCACTAATTTAATTAAACAACATATGAAAAATCTAATCTTAGGTGCTGCTGCGGCAGCCCTGCTCGCTTGTGAGCCAATAGAAATCAATACTACTGACGCAATCTGTTTACGCTACGAGGCATGGACTAACAACGTCGAGGTAGCATCGGGCGAAATCAACGCTATTACACTCAGTCAAAAGAATAGTCTAGTAGACAGCATTGGTGTTCACTATAACGCTGATTCTGTTTGGGCTGAAACATTCTTCTGCATCGAGGAACAAGGCTTACCTACTGAGGGTGAGGTTTGGTACAGCGTCACACTCAAGGATGTTCAGTATTCGGGATGGGCAGGCGGTTGGGATGGCGACACGTGCATCGAAGACCTTTGCTTATTCGCATTCGACAATGGAGTTATGACTACGTTAGATACGGGGATGTATATTATAGACTTCCCAATCCTAGGTAACCAATGGACGGGGAACATTCAGTTCGCAATTCAAAACAACATCGACTCTCTTGTCATCGGCGGCGAGGCTTGGGGATACGATAAGATTGGCGGTAAACACACGCTCAACAGACTCACAGACTACCACGGCATGGGTAGTCAAGTAACAACTCTAATCCTTACAGAACTATGATAACAGATAAAGCACTTACACAAGTCCTTGCTATGCATTTGTATAGCGAGGGTATGGGCGAGGTTTCCGACATTACGGAGACTACGTTTTGGATTGAGGGGCAGCGCAAGAACAAGGTTGAGGTTCACTCGGCTATGCTTGGAAACAAGATTGACTTCAGCGCCTGCTGCTTATGTTGCGACTTCGTTCTGCTCAGTCTGTTAGACAAGACGGGCGACAATGTGATTCTGTTGCCTACTGATAAACTCAAGGCCGTTATGACAGACAACAACGTATCTCTAGTAGATATGGCTGAGTTCATAATCTATCGTTGGGCTGTAGAGTTCCTACCTGCTAGTGTCGCTTAACCTAGAGGCTGCTACAGACTTGTTAATCTTTAAGGCTCTCATACATTCCGAGACGCAAAAAGATGCAGCCAAGGCACTAGGTATGACACCAAGGAATCTACAACTAATCAAGAAGAAAAAACCTTTAATATGGACAAGCGCACAATATACTCGTACGTTATTGAAGTCAAATACAAAAAGGGTAAAGCATTCGTCAACAAGCAAATGTCAATAGTCTCGGTGGCTAAGACAGCCATGGAGATGAACAACATACCACGAGTAGTACGGGCTCTTCAAGCGGAGATATTCGGACATAAGTCTGCGGCCTACAAGAGTAACGCTAAGAACTTATGGGTCACTAAGATAATATCTAGTATAGAGGTCGGTAAATCTTTTTACTACACGGACGAAAATTATAAATTATGATTCTAACTAAGAATAGAATGGTGGAGTTCTTTCCATCGGACAATCGCTACCTGCATTACGTTGCTCGAAAGAACGGTCTGTTCTTCATCAACGATGACGATGTGGAGTCTGCGAGGTTCTTTGCTATCGAGGCTGTTATGCGGCTAGTCAGTAAGGAAGTAGAGTACGAGGACGAGAAGCACTTGCAGAGCGTAGTGCAGATGAATGTCCTGCGTGCTATCTATCGCATGATAGAATGGAATAGCGCTAAGAAAAACTCACAAGACATACGCAGCGAGTCTGAGTTCATCGGAAGTGATGATGACGGATTCTCTACGTATATCGAGTTAGCTGAGTCGGATGACAAACCATACGACAACACAATGGCTATCATCGAGGAGTACGCTCAAGAGGTGCTAGACGATATCGGCTATGCCGTTTACAAAATGACTTTATCCGACGTTGCAAGAAAGGATATGGCTGAGACATTGGGTATATCGCCCGAAGCTATTCGCCAAAGACAAAAGAGCAACGTTAAAAAACTAAAACTAAAATACGACAGAGATGAGAATGACAAAGAAAGTTTTCGAGAGAATCGTAGAAAGATACGTGACAGAATACGACGTAAACCCATTGCAGAAAACAAGGCAACGGAACGTGCTAGTGCCGAGGCAAACGCTTTTCTACATACTCAATACGAAATTCCATATTCACTTCCAAACATTGAGTGATTGGACGGGTTGGGATAGAAGCATTGGCTACCACAGCGTTGAGCAGGTCAACAACGGGCTAGATATTAAGTCTGCAGAGTACACCGATGAGATTAACAAGTGGGCATTAGTCTTCACTGCCTTAGACGGAATCATCAAGGTCAAGGCTCAAATCAAAGAGGATGAGGCTGTCAGTGCTGAGGCTAGTATAATTAAGTTTCTAACCAAGTTTGACACAACCACATCACTTGATATATTATATAACGTAGTAAACACATTGCGCAATGACAGATAAAGAAAGAAAAGCAACCAAGATATTTCAAGGTGTGCTCATGTACTTTCCAAATGCTTTGTCCGAGGTTGCACGATGCAGCGCTCGCAGTAACGCACAGCACAACGGAGAGGATGCACCACTCTATTGGGACATGGACAAGTCTAAGGATGAGTTAGGCAGTCTAACGCGTCACCTAGTAGACTTAGCTTCGGGAGAGGAATACGATGAGGACGGCACGCTAAACATTGCAAAGATTGCATGGCGAGCCCTTGGCGCACTAGAGCGTCACCTAACGGGCGATGAGTCCTTTGAGAATGAAAACTTTTATAAAGAATTAAAACAACCACAACATGGCGAAGAAAGAACCGAGAGTAACGATGTTTCAGTCAGTGTTCAAGACGGACAAGCCGTATCATATAACCCTTACGACTGCGCTACAACGCATAGCGGAGGGGTCATCCAAGGATACGATTCAAGCCGTACGTGATGGAGACAAGAAAGCTAAGACTCAGCTACCCGTAGTATTATTTTCGGGAGAGTTTACTGCTCGTGAAGATGACCAACTCATCTCTCACAGCGGACTGATTGTCCTAGACTTCGACCACATTGATGTAGAGGCTTACAAGAACATCCTCTGTACTGATGACCACATCCTAGCTTGTTGGATATCGCCTAGTGGTGATGGCCTAAAAGCTTTAGTTCGTATCAGCAACCCCGAGCGCCACAGAGACCACTTCCGTGCGCTCATCGCTTACTTCGACAAGCAGTACAACTTGGAACTCGACCAATCGGGTGCTAACGAGTCTCGTGCATGTTTCGAATCTTATGACGAGCACATATGCATCAAGGAAGACGCAACTACCTTTGGCGGTATGCTTTCCGATGAGGGTGCTAAGCGTAACGAGAATGCGCCTCTACTAGAGGGGAACTTTACAGACTACCAAAAACTCAACGTTGCAGCACGTATGATTCGTACTGCTCAAGACGGGGAGAAGCATGCGACATTGCTCAAGGCAGCTATCCTTTGTGGTGGTTACATTGGCGCAGGACGTATGGAAGAGTCCGAGGTTCTTAGAGTATTAGAGCGTGAGATTGAGAAGCACGACGTAGACTCATTGGATACGGCACGTAATACTATCCGTGATGGTATCGAGCAGGGTAAGCTGTTGCCTATCCGTGAGGTCATGGATGTGGAGAACGAAATCAAGCGGGACGAGTTAATCGAGACTACAGACATGTCGTTTGTATCTAGTGATGACGAGGACATGGCTTGGATTAACGCTCTTGCAGAAGGCAAGCTAGAACTAGGACTCACTACGGGTAACGCTAGACTAGACGAGCACTTCTTATACAAGAAAGAGTTCTTCATCTTCAATGGTCACTCAAACGTAGGTAAGACTACGATGGCTTTGTACATGATGGTAAACGCTTCCATGCGTCATGATTGGAAGTGGCTAATCTATTCCGCAGAGAATAAGACAGCATCTATCAAGGCTAAGCTAATGTCTTTCGCAGGCAACAAGCCGTTGAACAAGATGTCTTACCATGAGCGTAAGTTCTTGTACGAGTGGGTCAACAAACACTTCGTAGTAGTTAGCAACAAGCAAGTCTACACGTACTACGACTTGATTATCTTTGCTGAGAAGATGATAAAGAATGGCGGCATAGACGCTTTCTTCATTGACCCTTACAACTCGTTGAAGATTGACTTGAGTGGCCGTAGCCAAATCGGTGTTCACCAATACCACTACGAGGCAGCTAGTGAGTTCCTAACGTTTGCTAACAAGCATAACATTGCGTTATGGCTAAACACTCACGCTGTTACAGAGGCCCAAAGACGCAAAGGTTCGGACGGATTACCCGTTGCGCCTTTCGCTGAGGATACTGAAGGCGGTGGTCTTTTCGTGAATCGCGCAGATGCGTTCGCTACATTTCACAGAAAAATTCAGCATCCCGAGCCTGCAATGCGTAGAACAATGGAGTTCCACGTTCGTAAGGTTCGTGAAGTAGAGACGGGTGGTAAGCCTACGGGTTTCCTAGAGCCGTTGTGTTTCGAACTCAATAGTTCTATGACAGCGTTCTCTATCGGTGGAAAGCCTTTGTTTGATGACTTGTTCACTATGCAGCAAGGTACACAGACTGAGGCTGTTATCCCTCAAGGTGACTTGCAGAACGTATTCTAATCTTGTATATTTAGATTATGAGAAAGTTCACAAGAAAAAAGAAGACGGGTGCGGTTAAGTCTAAGAAGAAAGTCATAGACGGAATCACATTCGCTTCGAGCCTTGAAGCCTACTGCTACACTAAGCTAAAGGAAAATAATATAGACTTTGAATACGAGGGCGAATCATTCGTGGTTCTACCCTCGTTCAAGTATCTAGGACGTTACCTTGCATCTTCGCCTAAGAAGAAAGAGTTAACAGACAAGACGGGTAAGGCTGTTCGTGCTATCACGTATACCCCCGACTTCGTCAGCCATGATAACAAGTTTATAATAGAGACCAAGGGCTTTGTACCTAGCAATCACTCGTTTCCACTTCGTTGGAAATTGTTCCTAGCATACCTAAATGATAACGGCATGCAGGATTACCAAGTATTCTTACCTAAAAATCAAGGTCAAGTAGATGACCTAATCAAAATCCTAACAGAAGATGGAAGACAATCCGATTTATTTGAATAAGCAAGAGGTGTTCGAGTTCCAAAAGAAAACGATATCTCGTATTGCAGACTATGTGTACGACCTAGAAGACACTCTTGCTGAATTGGGCACAGACTTAGCAGCAACCAAGAAGGAAGCCGCATGGCTTCGTAAGGCAATCGAGGTAGAACTCGAAGGTATTGTAGCAATTGTAGAAGAGTTTCACGGATTGTAATGGAGACAATACTTAAAATACTAACGGGTGTGTGGCTGTTTATGGCCTACACCTATATGGCTACGTACTACACAGCCTTGATGAGAGAAGATAATAGAACTGACGCGCAGCAAAACCTTGTACATATTGTGGTTTTGTCGTGGTTCTTTATCTCAATATATTGGTTGATTAAATTTTAGAAACTATGGCTAAGCGATTCGAAAGACCCGAGGATATTGCCCGTGAAATAAAAGCGGTCAACCTATTTATATCGGGTAGAGGAGACTTGTCTCACAACAAACTCAGTCCGCACGAGATTGACTTCAGTATCCGAAAGGATGGAGCAGACGTTGCGTACATCGAGGTAAAGGGAGTGAAGAAAGTTAAGTCTGTCTTCGATGAGCATGTACCCGTAGTAGCAATAAAGAAACTAACATCATTGCAGAAGTACGTCAACGAAAAGAAGTGCCCTAACGTTTATATAGCGTGGGCATACAGCGACGGCATCAAGTACGCTAAGGTTACAGACTTGAAAGGCAGCATCCGTTGGGGTGGGCAGTTCAAGCCTCGTGCAGGCTCTGTCAACGACCACGAACTCATGTTCGAGGATGAGGGCACAGCATTTACAATCAAAACTTACTAATCTAATCCTATCTTAATTTAATCTATTATGAAAAAGTCTAAACAATCACGTCCACGTTTGAGCGGTGCTAAGAAGACTAACTTTGAATACTTCAACAGCGGAGACAACAGAGTCTTAGTTATTGGAGATATCCACGCACCATTCGACTTAGACGGCTATCTAGACCATTGTAAAGAAACTTATGAGCGCTACAATTGTAACAAGGTTGTGTTCATTGGCGATGTCATTGACAACCACTACTCTTCATACCACGAGACTGATGCTAACGGCATGGGCGGTGGCGACGAACTAAAGTTCGCTATCAAGAGACTTGCGCCTTACTACAAGGCATTCCCCGAAGCTGTTGTGTTGTGGGGTAACCACGATAGACTAATCATGCGTAAAGCACAGACTAGCGGTCTTCCTGCTGAATGGCTACGCGACATCTCAGAAGTATTGCAGACACCTAAGTGGGAGTTCATGATGGACTACTACCTTGATGGAGTGCGCTACACTCACGGAGACGGCTCGGGTAAAGCTAAGACTGCTTGTGTTCGTGATATGCAGTCTACGGTAACGGGACACTACCACACGGATTTCTATGTAAACTACCACGTCGGTGCTAACACTCGTGTGTTCGGTATGGCTGTTGGTTGTGGTATTGATGACAAGTCTTACGCTATGGGCTACGCTAAAGGCGGTAAGAAGTCTGCTATCGGTTGTGGTGTTGTTCTTGACGGGACTACAGCAATCGCAGTTCCAATGAGACTAGGCGGTAAGTAATGCTTATCTTAATTTATTACTCAGTAGTAGCAGCCGTGGGTGTTCTCATGGGCGCTACGCTGTGGTACATAGAAAAGTATTGGAAACATGATAGCTGATTTTATCATAGGTGCGGTAGTCGTAGGACTATGGAACGCATACCTAATATGGAAAATGAAAAGAGGTAAATAAGCACCACTAACAAGAGTTCAAGCATATAAAGATGGGAAATTCCATCAAATCATATGCATAAACACAACCTTTAACACCAAAGAGAATGTACAAAGTATCAATTGAAAACCTACATGACGCATATCTAAAGGGGTATGCCGATGCACTAAACAAAAAAGCCAACATGGAAAACGGCTTGGAAGTTTACGATTGGCTGTCGGGCACAAAGCGTGTCGACACGTCAGTCGAAGGAGTCGAGACTGCAGACAACCTGCAATCATGGCAGACTGAAATCATCAACAAAGAGATTGAGGATTTTTACAACGAGGACACAGAGGAAAGACTAATCATTCCTCGTGACCCATTTGGAGAGCATTTTACAATTAACCCTAATTCAGCAGAAGAAAAATGAAAGCATTCGCAGAAAAAGCAACACTGATGGCCGACGGAGACGGCATCAAACTCTATGAAGTCATTTGGTATGACGGACACGGAAAGAAGCATCTAGACACAGCTAGAGGACACAACATGAAGTCAGCGCTAGACACTATTCTTAAACAGAAGAAAGCCGACACCATTAAGTCTGTCCCCGAGTGGGTTTGGATTTTACTCTACATGGTATTTTCGGGCACTTTTGCGGCCTCTGTACTCTATGGCGGAGTCAACATATTATCAGCCTTATTGGGCGGCATAGCAATAGCCTTAGTGGGTTATATGTTTATCAATAAGTACTTCCGATATACAGAATAATTTCGTATATTTGAAGGCTCTTGAGATTAACTAGGGGGATGCGAAAGCGTCCCCTTTGTTGTCTCTATGTTTAACTAAATCACTTATTATGGGAAAATTCGTAATAGACCCCAATCGCTACGTTAAGCGCAATACCAAGAAAATACAACATAGACTAATTAGAACTTGGACATCATTAACCACAAGGGACGGAAACCTTTACATGATAGATGATAAGATGTACCAAGTAAGCAAAGGAAGATATACGTACATAGGTAAAGTATGTGACATGTATGAAGGGGATTACACGAGTATTCCTGCAGTAGAAATCATTAAAGACTAAAAGAAAATATGGGAGAATTTGAAATGGACGGAGACTTTGCGGACTTCGTTAACGACCTAACAGAAGACAAAGCAAACGAGAATGCAGTATGCGGCCTAGACGGGTCTGATTGCGATAGCTGTGGCTCTTAAATGTGTATGCAATGTAAAGGGATGTGCGAGTCTTGTAAGGCTGAGTACATCAACACACGACTCCAAAGATGCGCTAGTCTGTTTGCGAACTTGGGAATTGACTCAACCCCTGCTGAAAGGGAGTACGCTTACGCTAAAGAAAAACTTTTGCTTGAACAAATTCGTAAGGTAGACTTGGAAAAAGGTAACCGACTTCTTAATATAGAAGTAGACGAATAAACAATTTAATTATGCCTAATTATATTCATAAAGAAACGGGAGAACTTAAACGTTTCCCATCAGTAAGAATCTCTTGGGACTCAGAAACGGGCGAGAAGTCTGAAGTCTGTCTAGACACCAACGAGAACATCTTAGAAAATTACATAGCTGAAGAAGCGGCAGGAGACTACTCGTCTATCAAAATGAAGAAAGCGTTCGGTGACGGACGTGGTGTACGATAGTGTTCACTATAACTATGTCGCAGCTATAGAGGCTGTGCGAGTTCATGACTCGGGCATAGTTCAAGAGACGATTACAAGTCTATAAATTGTAACAGCACCCACGGGAATGGGATAATAGAAAGGGGGCTTAATTGCCCCCATTTCTTTTTACTCTTCTTTCTTCTTCCAAACTCTCATAGCTTTCTCGATACCACGACTACCAATGTAGAATGTGATGAATGCTGTGTAGGTTGTTTCGATTAAAGGGAGATACGCTTTGTTGATTGTGAACGTTCCGATGTTACCATCTGTAAGGATGATTAGCAGAATCATGATAGTCCATATCATAAACCCTAATGGGCGTACAGACTTGGCTAGCCAATTATCGCTACCCATGTCAGCTTCTAAACGCTTGGTTAATTCTTTTTCATACTCAACCTCAGCGTTTGCAATTTCTTCTTCAGTGAGTTTGTACTCGTCGATTAGTTCAGCGACCTTTCCTAGGTTGCCGCTAGCGACTGCATCTTTTGCTCCCCCTGCGAGGAGTCTTAGTAAACTTCCTAACTTATTCATTGTTTCTATTTATTTAATATCATTACTATCTTAACTAGTGCGTTCTCACCATCCTTTAGAGCGTAGTATTTAAGGAAGTCTGCTTTGAACGCTTTGGCCTCTTGTGGAGTCATTGTATTCATTATGACCTTAGCAGCCATTGCAGCATCACGAGCATCGGGTGCTTTAACGTGGATGTCACGTATCGTGTTGATGTACTTGTTACTAGGTAGTTTGTCAGCTTCAACAGACTTGACTACTTTATCGCCCATGATAGAGTTAACAGTACCCTCAACCGCTAATGGATTATCCTTAACCTTAGACTTGACCTTATCAATCATTAAGTCTGTTCCTTTCTGCTCGTTGATAATCATTCTACCGATAGCTTCGTTTTCGTTAGTGATACCACGCTTACCTATTTGACGCTCACGCATCTTAATAGCCGCTACGGATTCCTTAGCGAAGTACCCCGTGAATCCACCCGTTACCATGAGTACTAATTTAGAACCCTCTAGTTTAGCCATCTTCCTAGCGTCAGCCGTAGACAAGAACTTCTTAGTTCCGAACGTTGTGACGTAGTAAGGATTCTTCTCTAAGGTCAAAGACCTTACGTTACTCATAGCTAGAACCAACTCAACGCCAACGTCTCCGTATACACCACCTGCCTTCAGCATAGTGATAAACGACATATCTCCACGTCCTTGCCCGTTGAACTTAGGCATACCATTAACTCTCTCCCATGCTTGGAAATTCTCATACCAACTTCTATCCTCAAAGTTATTCTTCTTAGATTCGTCTGTAGCCATGAAGTCTAGCATGTTGTAGGCTGTTGTAGCCCACGCTTCCATTGCCCCTACAGGCATAATTAACGGGTTCATATCGCTTAGCATACCTTTCTTGAACAAGCCCCAACGGAACTCTTTATCGAACCAAGAATCCTCTTCTTCCTCTTCACCACCGCCGATAGCACGAGCTAGAGACATGATTAAAGGAGCTATAACAAACTGACTCATTCCGTGGAACGCTGCAACTTCTAAAGCAGTACCACCAATAGAACGCAAACCCTCTACAGTAGTTCCTTTCTTTCCTACTTTTTGGAAGTCTAACATAAGGTTCAACTTCTTGTTAATGAGGAAGTTAGCGAACGGCATAACCAACATCTGCATAACAGAGGCAATCTGCCCCGAGTTCAAATTACGGAACTCAGACTTGTCGCGACTAGTAGATATGTTTTGGTCTTTTGTAACCATGAGACTAGCGTAGTCTGCAGCGGCTGCATCGAAGTTTTTATTCCAATCTAACCAAGTCTCTTCAGTTACATTGCCTGTAAATCCATTCTCTTTTCTTTGGTATTGCTCGAAGTACATCAACCATGATGCAGTAGCTACAACTTGGTCAGTCTTTCTAAGACCGAACGTAGAGATATCAAAGCCCTTCTTGCGTACTTTAGCCCATTTACCATTCTCTGTAACTGCGTTACCCTTAACTGTGGCGCTTACAGTCTCTTTGATGTAGTCTCTCTGACCGATGTCAGACTTGCTTAGTATAGCCTTAACTCCTTTAGGGTATTTACCCGTTAGAGTCTGTAGTACATATCCAATCAAAGAAAGTGGGTTACCACCCTCTAAAACGGTATTCATGATAGCACCCGACTGCTTAGCAATCTGTGTAACGGCTGTACCGAAATAGTATAAGACGGTAAGATTGTTCAACTCTTTTGTTACTTTCTTGAGAGTCTGTCCCAACAACTCGTCTTGTTGCTCAGCGGCCACAGCATTCTCAGTAAGGAATAACATAACCTTCTTACGCACCTTTTGACGCTGCTCGGGCTGCAATACAGTAGCTTTAAACTCTTCGTTGGCCTCAGATGTCATAGTAGATATCTTAGCAACTGCAGGAGCTGTACGAGCCTTCACTTCGTTCTGTCTGTATGACTTAGATAATCCGTCTAGGAAGTTAAGGTCTAGATATCTAGTCTTGCTACCCATCGCCTCATCGTTACGCTCATACGTAGATGACGCTTGCTCTGTAGCCTTAGACATTCCATAGCTTCTAAATGCAGCTTGTACGTTCTCTATATTCTCTTGTAGAGCGTTTATATTATCGTTATTAGAACCAACAGAACGGAACTTAATAGGAAGGTAGTTATTCTCTTCTTTGAAGTTCATTCCTAGGAACTCTTCAGCATAGGTCTTTGTTCTGATGCCCTGTACTCCGAATGAGCTACGCATAGCCTCAACAAACTGAGCTTCCTTAGTCCCTTCGAAGGATTCCATAATCTCGTCGTAGTTCTTCTTTTTGTTGTTGCTAGTGTATAGAACCTCGTCAAATGCCGCTCTAATATCTTGGCGTTGACTCTCTGTAAATCGCTTATCACTAACCAATGACAACTCTAGACTAGCTACTACCTGAGCTAAATGCTGTGTTGTGTTCTTACCTTCAGGAACTTGAGAGAGCACAGATAGAATCTGCATCTTGATTTGACTAGTTAATGAAGTTACACCGAGCTCTTTAGCTACCTCTATCATGTTCTCATCAAACACGTTAGATATACTATCTGCTTGACTTACAGCGGAGCGCAACTCAGAGAATCCAATTACCTCTAGGAATTGTGCTGTCTTTGCTTCACTAGCTAGGAATAGTCTACGGAAGTAAGATGGAGTGTTTTCGAAACGTCCGAATACCCCTTTACCTGCTCCCTCTTTCTCTCTAGACTTCATGTTCAATGCAGCCAATCTAGGGTTGTTATCGTTCTTAGCAACCGCAACAGCAGCCAATGCCTGCATACCTAACGCTCTACCATTAACAGCAAAGTCATACATAGCAAACTCTAAACGCTTGAGTTCTAGTGGTGTTAGCTTCTGCATACGCGACTTAACAATCTCTGCAGCGACAGCATCCTCTGTGTTAGTAGGAACGCCGAATATCTGAGCCAAAGCCTCGTTAGACTCTAGTAGTCTGCGGAAGTTCAGGTAGGTTGGAAGTATAGCCTGATTGATGATAGTCTGCTTCTGTGCATTTAACTTTTCTGCCTTCTCTTCACTGTATAACTGAGACGCAACTTCGAAGTCGTTGATGTCATTAAGGTCAAGACCCATTTCATCAGCAATAGCTTTAAGTTTCTTTTGTACACCTTTAAGGTCTTTCTCTGCAATCTTTTGCATTAGTCCTTCGTACTCTGTAACCCAATCTGTCTCGTTCTCAAATGCTAAGTCTGTTGCTTGCTCTACTAAGGCTTTCTCCTGTAGTGCAACTTCCTCAGTTTTAAGGTTTTCGAATATCTCATTGAAGAACAATTTAGCACGACGGATATCAACGTATCCTAAGCCTTCAACTTCAACGTATGGTTGACCTAGTTTGCTTCCTCTGACGGATACAGACTTGGTACTGATGTTAAGGTCTTTTATAGCACTTTCTAGGAGTATCAACGACTCAGCAGACAACATAGCAGGGTTAAGGCTAGTCATGTCTAGAATCTGTTCTGCATAACTAATTAATGGGCTTCTAGATGTAGCTTTTAATTTAGTTAATCTATCTCTTAGTTTCTTTTGTTCTTTCTCTACTTTTCTTAATCTGTTAGTATACTCATCTAATCCTTGAGAAGTTAATTGTTTATCTATAATTTTAACTACTTTATCTATAACAGAATTGAGTAATTCATATCTAGCATCAGTATCTAAAACACCACGACCTTTTGCTCTAGAAACTTTCTTAGCAATACGAATTAATGTTTGAACTTGAGATGCTTTGATATCAACTCCTGCCTCTTTGATGAGATTCATCATTTCACGAAGGATAACATCCCCCGTTTTCTTTTCTTGTTTTAGAATAGCTGCAGCCTTCTTACGGAAGTCCTTAGCTTTAGCACTCTCAGCTTTGCGCTCTGCTTTACGCTTAGCAGCCAACTGAGCACTACGCTCTTTAGTTCCTTCACTCCAACCTTTCTTAGCACCCTTAGCGAACTGAGAAGACTTAGCATAAACCAAGTTAGCATCAGCACGGCTCATGCCTTTAGCACGCAAGCTAGCGATGATGTCAGCCTTCTTCTCTCCCATTAGGATACGTTGAGCAGTCTCGTCGACGATAGTAGCTTGGTGGAAGATAGCAGCCTTACGCTTTGTCTCGGGGTTAACAGACTCTGCCATTGCCTCAAAGGAAACTCCTTCGTTACGAGCAGCTCTTTCTAGAACCAACCCTACAGGAAGTACAGTGTTTATGAATTTTTTCTTACCATCCTTAAACTCTACCTCTTTTGCCTTGCCTTCCTCGACTAACTCTGCAGCAGCCTTATTCAAAGCGTCTTGACGGCCATCCATAGTCTGTCCCGCGATAAGAGATTCTAAAAGTACATCTCCATCGTATGAAGTACCTGCATCAGATACAACTCTTTTTAATGACTTGTCTCCTGCTTTTTCAACAGAAACATAACCACTCTTAAGTGTAGAGATACCACTAATACCAAACTCTTCTATATCTTTCTTGGTTGGTGCTTTAATTCTGTTTGCGAATGTAAAGTTACCTTGTCTTCTAGCTTCAACAGCAGCTTTCGCTATTAGTGTTTTCTTAGCATTTTGACGCTCTTTGCTGTCTTTTTCTAGGGTCTGCATCTCTGCAACCTCTTCCTTGTTTAAGAGACCTTCAGCCAAAGCCATTTCAACTTTAGATTCTCCCGACAGTTCTTTTTCACTAGTCGTAGATGCCGCTAAGTCTGCTACTTGATATATGTTATCTTTTCTATTAGCAATACCTAATGCTTTACCCTTGATGTCTGTAGAGTATGTAGAGTGCTTACCGTCTTGAGTAAGTACCTTTCCATCTTCACCTCTCTCAAACTCGTAGAAAGCGTAGATATCACCCGTGTTAAATCCGTTTTCAGTTAGGTATCCATCACGCATATCGTTTTGGTAGTCGTCCGCAGACTTCATACCTGCATTAGACATGAAGCTAGCCATCTCTCCACTAGGTTCTAAGAACATATTGAGACCACTCATTCTGTCTCCTTTAGAATCTGCTAGGTACGCTTCAAGGGTTTCGTGCTTTGCAACCTCAGTCATGAAGCTACCACGGCCTTCTTTCTTGTCTTCTTTAGACTCCTTGTAAATTGCAACAGGTTTCTTTCCGTTTTCTGCTAGCGCATTGTAGAAAAACTTAACTGCTTGTAATGGGTCTGTGAATCCTTCCGCAGGAACTTCTATGCTGAACGGGTTTCCACGCATAGGGTACTCAACAGACTTACCTTTATTTCTGTTAAGTGCTTCCATCAACTCGGTGTAGACGACTTGCGACGTACCTTTGTAGAATCTGTGTCCCGTCTTAGGGTGACCCGATACGATAGCAACTATGTCTGCATCTTTGACTAGACCTTGTACCTCGTTGTTGTTTTTGTTTGTTGCCCATACTACACCATTGTCAGTATTAGATGAGTCTTGAGAGAAAGATATACCACCCTCTAACTCAATCTCAGTTCCGTCTAATGTCTTGTAAGTACCACGAGCCGATTGGTCACCCATCCAAAACAAAATCTTTGGAGCACGACCACCGTTTTCTTTCTTGAAGTTCTCAACAACCTCAGCAAGGTTAGTAAAGTTTGTTTCACCGTTGATAAACGAACCTGCAAACTTCTTACCTTTAGCTACCTTTATGGTTGCTTCCTTTGCTGCATTTAGCTTGTTTACCTCTTCCTCGTTCATTTGAAGGAAGTTATCAGTAGATACGGGGTTGTTTCCAAACGCTCCTTTAGACTCAGTCAACGCTTCTCCTAATTGGAAGTCTGTAGTTACATTAGATACGTAGGTAGCAAACTCCTTGAAGCTAGGGCTAGCCTTTACGGGAATACCTGCAGCGTTCAACGACTTAGCCAAAGAACCCATAGCGGCACGTACAATTGAAGTACCTGCTCCCTCTTGGCTTATTGCACCTGTTGCGATATCAGCATTCATTTCAGCGAATACCTCTTCAACAGCTAAGTCTACGCCACCCTTCTTGAAGTTAGCGTTATATATGTTTCTGTACTTTGTAGCAGTCTCTAAGTCCATACCACGGAATGCAGCATCTACAAAACGCTTAGCATAACTAGGGTCAACCTCACGTAGTATAGCGTGGAATCCTTCGTGGTATGCAGTGTTGTTCTGAGCTATACTAGCCATGATGTGAACCGTACCGTCAGCAGCCTTGTAGAATCCGTTAGAACCTGCTATCTCTAGCTTGTCTACACCTGCCGCTTCTGCAGCCTCATCAAGGTTTCTGTGAATCATTACCTTTTGACCTTTGCTAGCTAATGCTTTAGCAACGTTCTTGATACCTTTCATTAACGGGGTATCGGGTAATTTTGTTTCTTCGTTTACCTCAATACTACCATCTAGTCCATTCATGAACTTAGTGTTGGTAGTTCTTTGAGTTTTGATATCGTTTATAGTAGACTCATACTTAGACTCAATGCTTTGTATAATTCCGTATTGAGCTTTAGCCTCTGCTCTTAGCTCTGCGCGTTGCTCTTTTGTTAACTTTAACTTACCACGCAACTTACCTAAAACGTTAGACAGCTTTTGGTTAGCTTCTATTGTGTTTTTAGCATCTTCGTCAGAGTATTGGTCATAAGCCATTTCCTGCTCTTCATTAAGAGTCTGTTGTAACTTCTCTAGTGACTTAAGCTTACTCTTAATAACAGCACGCTTTGCGGTGTCGCTAGTGTTTCTTAACTCGTTAGCTAATGCCTGCTTGTTGCTTCTGATTTTAATCATCTCACTACGGATACCACCATAGCCTAAAGCGGATACACCTGCCGTAAGCAAGCTAGTCCCCTTGAATGCAGAACCTGAGATACGAGCGCCTGCACCCATACCAAAACCTAGTATAGCTGCGTCGATTACCTCGTACATGTTCATCTCCTCGTCGTTGATGGCGGCATGCACTATACCCGAACCTACGGTAGCTATGATTTCTTCTAAGCCTTCCTCAGCTCCGTCCTTTAGTATTCCCTTACCCGTCGCTGTAGCAAACTTCTTCATCTCCTTAGAGAGTAGACCCTTACCGAACAACTGCTGTTTTAGTTCTTTTTTACTTAAACCTTTGACTGCGCCAACACCCGACAATGCTTTAACATCGCTAGCAAATATCCTTTCAGACAATGTCTCTACTGCAGCATCGCCTAAAGCCATCATGAACGCTTTACCATCGTCTACTTGACCATATGTATCAGCCCATGTACGTCCAAAGGTAGTTCCCCCCATAAATGCAGAAGATGCCCAAAGAGACGCTGAGGCACTTGCTCCTAATCCACCTGTGGCATAAGCAATAGCAACTTGAGACAGCAACTGTGGTACAGTCTGTGCGGCCTGCACTGCAAATACAGCACCTGCGGCTTTAAGATTACCTTCTTCTAGGTTTGCAGCAATACCCTTTGATATCTCCTCTTCTGTTAAACCATACTCATTGTATGATGCATTTGTTCTAAATGTGTTTTGATATATGTCATCTTGAGCGCCTTCTCTGTCGTATAATGCTTGTACAGAGTTACTTATATCCATGATACCCGTAGCCATATCGTGTACGGCTAAACCCACTATACTACGACCTTCCACCTTAGCGTTCTCTCTAGCTTGGTCAGCCAACTCTTTAGCAGCCACAGCATCCATATCCATCATAGTCAAACCTAAGTTCTTCTCATTGAATACAGCAATACCATTCTCGTCTACCTCTATTAACCCACCCTTAGATGGTGCGGCAGGCATTTCAAATTCATTTTCTGTTTGTGTTGCTTTAGTGTTGTCAAGCATTGCGTCATCATACGCAGCATTGACTTTGATTGCTTCTTGACCACGAATAATAGCGCGAACTTCGTCCTCGGTCTTAGCATTTCTAATAAGTTCTTCTGTGTTTTTATCCGCAACTCTCTCTAGAGTCTTGAGAAATGGGGATGGCTGTTCGCTACGTTTTAGTTCGTTGAATATAAGATTCTCGCTAGTTCGCTCTTCACCTGTTATCAAAGCTGATAATGCGCTTCTTCCGACTTCACCTCTCGGTGTTTCAGTCTGAGCGTCTCTAAACTCTTCGTCCTTACCGCCCAATAAGCCTGCCCACCAACCTACGGCTTCTTCTTCTTTTTGGTGCATCTCACCTAGAGCAACACCTAAAGCGTTAGTCTCACGACCTTTGTTTACACTTATCTCTCCTTTTTCTACTTGGTCTGTTTTATCTTCTGCTTCAGCACCTTCGTTAATTTCGCCAATACCTTGCTGAAACGCAACAGGTTGAACGTCAAGAGATTGTAAGTCCGAGTCTGAATCGTCCCAAGACAATTCCGTAGAACCGACTTCGTTTTTTTTTTCAACGTCAACACCTACTAGTGTATTAAAGTCTTCTAGACTCCCGTTGTATCCTGTATTTGTAAATAGATTGTGTGCATCAGAACGAGCCTCTTCGTTCTCTGACAAGAGTGTTTTATAGTCTTCCAAGCTACCATTGTAGCCTGTTTCTTTAAATAACTTATACGAGTCCTGTAGAGCTTCTTCGTTCATAATGTCTATCATTGATTATATGATAGTGCAAATATACAAAAAAACTATGACTTTTACAAGGTTATCTTAGTTGTATTTAGAGCCTACACCACCGCCTTCAGAGCCTTCTTCAGCAGCTTCTTCAGTGTTACCTTCTGATGAGATGTCCACTAAATTAGCCTCTCTAAGAGATGCTGTTTTCATTATCTTCAAGTCTCCGCTAGGTATACGAGAGTATCCGCCTTTTATCTCGGTTAGAGTAGCGTCAGTCTTCCGTAGCAAGGCAGAAATAGCGGCATCGCTAGCACCTGCAGTTTCCATTTCTCTAACTTTAGTCATGATATCCGCGCTAGGCTTGTACTCCACTGCAAAGTATGTAACTTTATTACCTTGCTTCTGAGCTATTACACCACCTGTTACGATGCGTTGTTCTCCGCTACCGCTAGAGTATGATTTCATCTTTGGAGCGGAAGCGTATCCAACTTGTTGATTAGCAAGATTAGGAACAGACCCCTTGATTTTTACGTTACCCAAGACTCCCGTCAAGGATGTACCACTGTTTAATGCTAAGTCGTCTAGAGCACTTCCACCGTCGTTTCCGCCACCCTTTACAGATAAGTCCTTGCTAGACTTAGACTGCTTACCTTTTGTAGCACGTGGGTCTACAGCTTCAGTGTATACTCTTTGACCGTATTGGTCTAGTTCGTTTTCTAGGTTGAATGCCTGAACAGCTCTACGTCTTGCAAATGGGTCGTTTGCAAACTCAGGAGCTTCCTGTAGGTCTTCTATGCTTCTGTACTTAGAACGTATTTCGTTTCCGTACTCGCGCAATTGAGTAAATGCTTGAACATCACCATCAGTTAAATCTTCCTTACCGAACATATCGCCCATAAACTGAGCTTCAATAGCTAGTCTAAACTCCTTGTTAGACTCCATCTGAGTTCCGTAGGTCTGAGCTATAAGCTCTGCCTTTAAATCCTCATCTACGTCAGCTAGGCTATATCCTTTGCTTGTTCCGTCAGCGTTGGTTACACTTCTTCCTGAAGACTCTAGCGCACCACGTAATACTTTTTCTGCATCAACCGCCGCAAACTGAGCCACAGACTTTTCTGTATCATACATTACGGGAGCTTGATATAGTATACCCTGACCTACTTGACCTTGATTAGCACTAGTCATAGCTGTGCTTTGTCTGTGTTGATTTAAGTGGTCTGTATAGAGGGTTGAGTTACGTGCATACTCAGGAGTTTCACGCAGCGCTCCGTACGCCTCTGTCTCTTGTGTTAGTGCAGCTTTCGATGTTGCAGCCAACTGAGACACAACAGCCATAGCGTTCTTAGCTCTTTGAGCATCCTCGGGATTCATAGTCTTCTGAGCTGTTGCAGATAAATCCATAGCTCTTTCCAACTCTTGGTTGATGTACGGAGAGTCTACGTCGCGGATACCCGAGGCATCAACAGCGTCATATAGACTAGCGTTCTGCTTTACAAACTCTTGCTTCTTTGCGTACTGACGTGCGTCATAAGCCAAGCCTGCCTGCCCTAGATTACTAAAGTCAAACACTTGATTGCCCTGTCCTAAACCTGCTGTACCGTTAGCCATTATTTAAATCTTTTTTGACTAAGTAAATTACGGAAATACTTAGACTCTTTTTTTATAGCAGCAGCTTGCTTTGGGTTAATGATATATTCACTACCTGTAGCTTCCCCTACTACTTTGCCTTGCTTATTAGTCATTGTTATAGGGTTAGAGCCGTGAGAGAACTCTCCATCTAGCTTACCACTATTGTCAACCTTACCGCCTTGTTCTTTTTTAAACATTCCCTTCTCAAACTCGAGACCTGCCTGCATAGCTCCGCCCGCTGTAGAACCTACCCCGCCTGCAATGTTTCCTAGTGCAGCTTGCTTAGCAGCATCAGCCGCTCCATACTGCATACGGAATCTATTCTCTTTCATTTGTTGGTTCTGAGCCTGTGCGTTACCTAGAACCTGTAGTCCTTGCATCTCACGTTGACGCTGTGCGTCTTGAGCCTGTAGCTCTGACGTGTTAGCAGCAGTAACCTGTGATTGTAGCCCGCCTAATAAGGCACGGCCACCCGCCTTGCCTAAAGCATCAGTGGAAGTGGCTAGACGACGATTGATAGCCTCAGTCTGTTGGCGTAAAGCAGATTGGTCTAACGCCTTTGCAGCGTACTGCTCGTAAGCAGAAGGGAGACCTAACTTAGGTGCTCCTGCTAAGAGTTCGTCCATTTGTGCATTTGCTTTTCTTAGTTGCTGTGCACCATAGATTGCTTGGCCTACACCTGCGATAGCTTGAACACCACCACCGATAACGCCACCAATAGCGAATCTCTTTACCTTACCGTCTTTTCCTCTTAACTTCATACTAAATGCAAATATACGAATTATTGTTGACTATTGTTGTGTAACCCACTCTCAGAAGTGTGTGCCGATAAAGCAAAAAGCTCTAGGGCGCTTGTTGTATCGAATACAACTTTAACCTCAGCATAAGCACCTCTTAATGGGTCTCCATCAACAGCCTCTCCTTTCACAGCTAAGACATCCCCCGCTGTTACAGCTCCACCGTTCGTGACTGTGAGAACTCTTGCACTACTTACAGAGTCAACAGTTACTCCTGCTAAGCTTGTAAGAGTACCGCCTACTAGTTTATATACATCACCACCCATTCTAAATGGTAGTCTGTTTACTTTGTTTACAAATGTGATACTTGGGTCAGTCTCAGAAGCTACCTCGCCTAGCGAGATAAACTGAGAAGTACCCTCTTCTCTTGGAACGGAAGAATAGTATACACCCTCTTTAAGAGCAAAAGCCCCTGCAGGTATAGCAACCTCTTGGTCAATAGTAGATAGTGCCGCAGAAGGGCTCTGAGTAGCGTCTACGCCAATGCTATTGAATACCTTTCTAGAAGTCGGAGCTTGGTTGAATACGCCCTTGATGTATGCCTCACCCTGAGTCCCAAAAAAGTTACTATATAGTGCGTTGGTGTCGGCCTCGTATACAAGATTGCCTCTAATCTGCAAGAATCTATTACCTAGAGTTCCGTAGAAGTCACTAGTGTAGTCTGCAAAAGAAGTAAACTTACCTAGACCCTCAGAGTATACTATTGATTTTTCGTAAGCGTTATCGCTGTCTGTCAAAGAGAATATAATTTCTCCGTTTCTTTTATCTTGCCCTATCTTAACCGAGTAGCTAGCAGCAGCCAACATGTCGTCGCTACGTCCTTCAACCCAAGAAGAAACACCTTCGTCAGACAGAACTTTAATTCCACCCGCTCCTAAAGATATTATCTTACCTCTAACAGCATCAACAGCATAGACAGTTCCGTTAGACTTTAAGAAAGCCTCTCTGTCTTCGTTGATTCCTGCCTCAATTGGATAGTGTTGTTGCAGACCTAAGACTTCGCTAGTCTGTGTTACAAATCCACTACCTGAACCCGTAGATAGAATGTTTCTGCCAACGGGTATTCTAGACACCTTGTCAGACTGAAGTAACGTGATACTGTCAGACAAGTCAACAAGGCCGAATATCCCACCGTAGCTTAATTCGTAGTCTTGGAAGTTTGCTAGACTAGCATTAAACGAAGAGAAGAATAATTGAGCAGCATCTGCGGCCTGCGGCTCTGAATACGTCAAACTAGAAATTCTTTGGTGCTCTCTTTCATTAGGAAGCACAGCATAAGGCTTTCCTCCTAGCTTTCCTTTAGTTGCATCGTCTCCATCAAAGTATTGACTAGACTCAACGCTATATGTTTCTTCTGCAAATTCTTCGCTTGTGCTGCTAACAGCAAACTTTAACGCTCTTTTCTTGTACCAAGCATTACCCTCTGTTAGGTTTTGTATTTGTCCTAACGCTCCAAAGACTCCGCTTATATCGTACTTCCCTTCAATAGCGTAGTATACCTTAACATCTGACTCTTTAGACGGAGAGTATATCTCAACTATCACATCCTTGCCCCAATCTGAGTTTGATGCAAATACATCCGTGTAGGTAAATCCTGCTGCGGAAAGGTTTGCCTCTAATACAAGGAACTGACCATTGTGTATTTTTTCTTCGTATTGAGCTGTCCCTAACTCAAAGCTGTCAGCTTCTATAGTCTCTACGCCCTTTACCTCAAACTCAAAGTCTGACGGATATTGTCTAGACTCTAATTCTTCGTAAGAGATAATTCTTAATCTATCTCCTTCAGTATAACTATACTGTAAATCGCTAGCACTTCCATAAGAGTTTTCAGCCCCTTGAAGAGCTCTTAGTGATACGTATATTGTGTCTCCAATAGACTCGTCTACCTTTGTAGCACTCTTGACAAATGCTGAAGGTACTGAGTATTGAACATAGTCGGCTATGTTATTACCACCGCTGTAGACATAAAAGTATCTCGTAAAGTCAGTGTCTAAGTTAGATGCAGAAAGAGTAACGTCAATAGATGCACTTCCCTTGTTAACTCTCTCAGATTTTCTATCAACGTCTACAGAGCCTAATTCATAAACGCCCGAGGTTCTTCCTAAGCCGTCTTCAAACACAACACCTATAGAGTGGCTTTCACCGCTTTTAAAAGTTCTGTTCTGAGCAGAGCCCGCTCCTACCGAGCTAAAGTTTTCAGCCAATTGTACCAAAGCGAATCTATCCCCTGCGGTTGTTCCGTATACACCGCTTAAAGATGTAACGTAATCCCTGTAAGAGGTAATCAAGAGCCCATCGCTAAGAATAGCTCTAGTGCCCGATACAGCAAATGAGGTGGGTCTTATAGATAAGTCTACACCTGTTGCTGTTGCTACTGCGGTAATTGAAAATGATACAGAACCATTATCAAACTGTGCTGACCATAGACCCCAAGTATTCGGTGATATTCCATTATCGTAGGCTGACGAACCACCACTTATATCAAGTGAGAAAGTCTGTCCGTCTAGTGCTGCTGCTAGATTAGTATTGTAATCAGAGTACGTAGGCGCAGAGATAGAATTAGAACTAGAAAAATTCTTATTAGTTATATATAAATTTCTATTGTAAACGGCGGAGGGTGAGTTGCTTGCATCATTATCAGAAGCAACAAAAGTTTTCTTTACTGTAGTTCCATCAGACTTAAAGAAAGTAATACCTCTTTGAGTATTTTCTCTAACTGCCAAGTATCCAAAAATAAAGTCTATAGTCGTAGATATAGACGAACCACCTACAAGGGTTTGAACTGCAGATGTATCTATATTTAGACCTATATTTTCTTCCTGTACTGCAGAGCTGCCTGAGCGAACTACAGTTACCTCTAATTCATCATTTAGCCCCTCTTCTGCGTAATTAACAGAAAGCGTGGCGCTTACAGTAGCTTTATCAAAACCTTCTTTGTAGTTGGCGTAGAATAGTCTGTTTGCAGCTATAACCTGAGCCTTTGCGGACTTAGGCACATTATCTGTAGTCTTGTTGTATTCAGAGTCAGAAACAGCAGGGTAAGACTTGTCATTATAGAAGTCTATACCACTAATCAATTCAGAAGGCTCAAACTCACCTATGTAGTACATTGTGTTATCTTCGGGCTTCTTGTAGAAGATTCTAACAAAAGGAATTGTAGTCCCAAGTCCTAGCCCCAAAGTACCAAAGGGAGTTCCTAGGCTTATTTTATTGTCTTGACGCTTGTAGTGTAAAGATGTTGATAGGTAGTCTAGAGTATTCAATCCTGCAATTGGCGTGCTGTACTCCCCGATAGCAGAAACCTCTCCATCTCTGTATACCCACTGCATAGCGAACTGAAACGCCTTGCCGTAAAGCTCGTTACTTTTCTTAGATGAGTCTGTAGATATAGACACGACAGGTGCAAACGGCGCTACCTTCATGACTTGTGCTTCATTTTGAGAAGCAGGGTAAGTCCCTAGCAACGCAACATCGTGGTCTACATTAACTTTTTGCGGCTCATCAGTACCGTTTGTGAAGTACAAGTGTAGGCTTCCATCAACTAACATACCATCAATGTGCAATGCATCAGTTGTTGTTAGTATAATTTTTGTAGACTCGATAATTCTAGTAAATGAGTTACTGCCTTGCTCTAATTCGTGAACTGTATTGTAACCTAAACTGTTATGTACAAATACAAAAAACCTATTAGTAGCCTCGTGCTCATAACAACCAACAATAGTGTTAGTGCCAAGCACATTAGAAGGAACAAGGCCTGTACCTGTAAGGTTGGTATTACCCTTGATGTTTTTCACAACACCTTGGTTTCCACCTTCATCGGCAGATACACGTACGTTAAGAGCGTCTATCATCTCTTGAGCCGCAATTATACGACTATCGTTATCTAAGTTAAGATAGCGAGGTGTAAGGGTATTGATGCCCATAGGTGTTAGTATTTAGGAGATTGGCGGAAGTTCTTGCGAATTACGTTCAGAGCTTCTTCTTTGCTGAACGAGTTCATGCGAGCTTTCGCTATTCTAAGTTCGTTGTAATAGTTCTGACGTGCAATCTGCTTCTCGCCCATAGGGACGTTAGACTTACGCTGTACTAGCTTGTAATAGATGTACTGACGTAACGCTTCCTCAGCGTATAGATGAACGCTAGGGTTAGAGCTACGAGCCTCGTCAGCAATGTATTCGATAACTAAATCAGTTACATCTACCTCGGAGTTAAGCTCGATTCTATTTTGCTCATAATTCATACGGAAGTATCCTACTCCCTTTCCACCACCTGCTCCGTAGTTACGGCCTTCAGATGACTCGTATAAATACGTACGGTCTCTGTAGTTGTCTAGGTTATTAGTTCCTGTGACGGTAGTCTTAGTAGAGTCTACTCTGTCATTTACTCCATCTGCGTCTGAGTCTATGGGGCTATTAAAAGCATCCAATAAGTACTCTCTAGAGATGTTTATATTTTTGTTTTCTTTTAATACTGATATAGCTCCACTCGGGCCTGCGATTCCAACTCTTAAAAAGTCTACGAAATCATCGGGTAGTGCAACAGTGTTGTTGTCTGAAACAGGTAGTGATAAACTTTTTACTCGTTTCATTACATCGAAGCCCATCTCACGGATACCGCGAAGAGCTAATTGGTGTACGTGATAGTCTGCTACGTTTGAAACATAGTCATCTTCTGACAGAGTCAAAAGAAAGTCATTAACTACCTCGCTAACTGATACAGTATTACGTGCCATTATCTAAGGTTTTTTTGTTGTTCACCTGTAGCGTACGAATAAACATCCGCTTGACGCATGTTAATTCCAATCATCTTAGCTATCTCCACAACGAGGTCAGCAACATAATGGTCAGGTAATTCAAAGTCTATTGTTGTCGATACATCCCAAGACTCTACACCATTAGAATCAACAGTGTATCCGAACTTAGGTAAAGCTGCAGTTTTAACACCTGCCGCTGTAAGGCCTTCAGGCTGCTTGTAATAGCGTAACTTTACTTTACGTATGGTCGTAGGGAATACTTGGATATCGCTTGATACAAGAGCTACAGGAGTCTCCTCTGTGGGTACTGACAATGTAGACTGAAGTATCATGTCTATTTTTTCCTCATCGTATACTACTTGGATTCTGTTACTAGTAGTTTGGTCTAAGAACCAATCTCCAAATGTAGTAAGGGATATAATACGTGCTAGGTCATCAGGCTTAGCAAAAGTACCCAAAGCATTAGAAGGGCTACTTAACGTTTCTGTTTTAGAGAATACAGACAAGTCTTCTTGAAGTTGCTTTACTCTATTTTTATCACGCCCTGCAGTAACGTTACGCTGAGCGAAACGCTTATTATCTTGAAACTCTGCGAATAATGAGTTGTAGACCTTAGTCTGTGCAACGCTTGCGAAAGAGTTGAACTGAGCAGGTGTAATCATACCACGCTCGTCCTTATTCGTTAAATCCTTGATTATGTTATATACCTCGTAAACTGAAGCCATCTTGCATATATTATTATACTGCAAATATACGAAAAAAAAGAAGAGCCGCACAATGTGCAGCCCTCCGTATATAATCGTATGTCAAATAGTCCTATAGACTGTCAATTTGACGTTGTAATTCATCGCGTACCGCATTTCCACGGTCAGTCATTAAGAAGCGAGTAAACACTTCTACTGAGTTTTGACCCATAGGTGTAGGACAGATTAGAGCGTTATTGTCTCCCCAATACATTCCGTCAGCCTTAGCTACTAAGATTTGGAAATCAATAGCAGTCAATACGTCAGCCTTAATCTGTACAACAGGGCTGTCATATAACTCCATAAAATTCTTAGGGTTTCCTTTAGCGAACTTCAATAACTCTTTCTTAATCTCCATAGAACTCATAGTCCCGTCAATACCGTAAGACAATACCATAGGCATTAGCTCATCAATAGCTGCAGAGCGAATCAAGCTAATAGCATCGTGTACTAAGAACTCGTTTTCCACATCGTCTTCTGCTGTTGATTTGTTGTTAACCTCGTTAAATACACGTCCGCCATTTGCTACGTTGTCAGGATGTGCCCTTAGGTAAGCTAACAACTCGGGTTGATTCACGGCAACTACCAAGTTTTTATCACGAAAGACAATAGTCTCACGACGTGCTGTTTTGCTTTGCTCATCTACAAAGATAGAGCGCTCTCCACGCGCGTAACGAATCTCACGGTTGAATCCCTGCTCTTCGTCAAATACGAGGATAGACTTCTGACGAATCTTGTAATAGATACCGCCACCTTTAGTGATAGTAAAGACTGTTGGTTTTGGCGCTGCTTTTTTCGCGGGGCGCTTAGATGCCGCTTTTTTTGTTGCTGCAGGAGCTGCAGGCTTTTTCTTTGCACTTGTAGTGCGTTTAACTGTATCAGCCATAATTTAAAATAAATATAATTAAAGTACAAATATACAAAATGTTTTATAAAAAAGAAAGCCCCATCCGAAGATGAGGCTCTCAATTCAATATATGTTAAGAATTACTTCTTCAACAATACGTGACGGTTAGCGGCACGAGTGATAAGGTTACACTCAGAACGGTAGTTGAACTGAACGCTATCCTCAGTTGCGTTAGACGCACCTAAGATAGAACCTGTCATCCAATGCTCCATTTCACGAGAGTATCCGTTAGTAGCCTTGTAGTTGATTTCAAGAGCAGGAGCTTTGTCACCTGTCTTAGCGTCAGCTACTTTAGCCATAGGAATCATAACACCTGCGAAGTCAGCACCACTCAATAGAGTTGGGTCGTTCAACAGTTTGAAGTCATGCTTGTGGAAAGTATATCCACCACGTCCGAATGTACGGAATCCTAATTCTACAGCCATGTCCTTGTCATTGTTAAATGCACCGAACTGTCCTGCGACACCACTAGTTGCAGCACTTAAAGAAGCACCACCACCTGCAATCATATCGTCAAGAGCCAAGTCAGTAGCACGGTCAACGTACATAGCGTACTCAGCAGCACCACCTTGCTTGTCCAACTCAACGATGATAGCATCAACGTCAGCAAGAGAAGCGAAATCAGCATCAGTACCTGAAGCAACGATTCCACGGTCTTCGATAGCAGCGAAGTAACCTTCAGAACCGCTAACACCTGTAACAGCAGAAGTTTTCTCGCCTAACAATAACATCATCTCACGCTTGTCCATGAAACGCTGACGTGTATCAGCTTCACCTTTCATGTACCAACGGTAGTCACCGTTACCCAAGTTAATCCAACCGATGTTGGTAGCTTGAGAACCACTTACTTTGTAAGCCTCTTTCATAATCATGAACGGGTTTGTGCGCTTAACAACGTTAGCTTCGAAACCACCATTTGGTTGGTCAGAACCTTGAGCGTACAAGTTACCGATAACAGATAAAGAAACAGCACCATTAGCCAAGACAGCAGCACCATCAAGAGCTACCAAAGTGATAACCAATGCAGTGATGTCAGATACAAAGAAACGGTCAGAACCGCTTAGTACTACGTCGTTCTCACGAACTACGATAGCAGCAGCGTTAGCAGCAGTTACCTCTAGTCCGTTAGCAGCAGTACCAACTTGCAATTGATGTAGACGTGCTTCTTCCCAATATGTTACTTCGTCAGCAACAGCTTGAGCTTTTACAGCACCTACCATAGAAAGGAATCCTGTGATACCTTGCTTTCCATAAGTCTTGATTAAAGCCTCACGGTTGTCTTCTTTGTTTACCTCGTTGATGTAAGAACCGAGGTCAACGTACTTGGACATATCCAAGTTTTTAATAAGAGCGGGGTTAAAGTCGCTCGGAGAATTAAAAGCCATTTTGTTTTAGTTTTAGCTAGTTAACATTAAAATTTCATTCGCAGAGTATCGTCGCCACCCTGCAAGGCGTTTAAAATCTGTTGTCTCACTTTATCCTCAGATGAAGCTGAGCTTGGTGCACTTGAGCTAGATGGATTAACATCACTCGGGTTCACTGCCTGTTTTACCACATTCGAAGTGCCTTGGCTCAAACCTTGTTTGAATGCAGCATCTACAATGTTCTCGATATTGTCGAGTATAGTACGGTGAACGTTTAATTTCTCAAAGTCCCAATCTCCTGCCTCACTAATGTATTGGTCGAAGTACTCGTCCATCTTAGCATTACTTTGTTTCAACTCCGCCTTGTACGTGTCTGATATACCGAAAGCAAATGATTGGTCTTTACCTACATTAAATTCTAGTGCTTCCATGTCATCAGCTACAGTACTCATAGCGGAAATCCACTCAGAGGTTATAGGTGATTCAATCTCTTCTTGAACAGGAGCTTGTGCAGGTTCTTCTTTAGCTACGGGAGCTAAGTAATTAGAACGTACAGACTCTAGCTCTTTCCGAGCATTCTGCGCATCCATCTTCAACTGTAGAGAACCCAATCGGGTATCTTGCTCTGTGTTTAAATCTGTATCTAACTTATACTTATTTTCAAGCAACAAGTCAGCGTCTTCATTAGACAAGTCAGGGTATTGACGTTGTAAGTTGTTTCTCATCACGCTCACGTCATCCATTTCAGATGGGTTGAGGCTTTGATAAGCGAACCACTCTTCAACACTACGACCCGTCTCAGCGACGAAGTCAGCAATAACCTTGACAGCAGGGTCAAGTTCTACAGGTGCAGGTGTCTGCTCTGTATTTAGTCTCTCTAACAATTGCTCCTTGTCCATGCCTTCTAAGCCGAGCATTTCGCCCACTGCTTGTACTAACATAACCTCGTACTCCTCGTCAGAGATGTTATCTTCTTCCGTAGTTTCTTCTTCAGCTAAGATTGCATCAACCTCTGCATCCAATTCAGGATTCTCAACAGACTCTGTTTGCTCTTCAGCTACAGGCTCTTCTGCTGTCTCCTCTACTTCCGTAGATTGTGTTTCATCATTGTTAAGAACTTCAGTCTGTTCAACAGCTTCCTCAGTAGGTTGCTCTTCGGTAGACTCTACCACTTCTTCTGTTGCTTCCTCTATTGGTGATTCAGTAGGCTCTTCGTTCAGTGCTTCACTCGGTGGAGTGTTGCTCAAATTGATTCCTAGTGATTCAGCCAAGTTTTCAAATTCGTTAGCCATAGTAAATTGAATTGTTTATATCTGCAAAGATAGTAATTATTATTTAATAAATATACAAGACCTACTTGCATAATACAAGATGTTTCCTTATATTATATTTGTTACTAATCTATAATTATATACTATGTTACGTTTATTAAGTGTTATTACATTTCTAATCTGTATTTGTTTTATTGAGAGTAAAGGTGATATAAAGAATAGTGTATCGTTAAACGATGCGTACGTGTCTAATGTAGACACTATAGGTGCTACATCTTTTGGAAGAGTAGGTAAATGCATATTAATAACAACTGTCCTTAATTCAACACTAGATGAGTTTAATCTAATAGGGGATTTAATAACAGGAGCTAACCACACTGAGAGAATAAGAATAGGCAACAGAGAGATAGTAATGTTCTTCAACCCTACTAGGGATACCACATTAATAAGAGAAGTTAATCTAGGTTCAAATGAAACCTATAAAGTATTTGTAAGACAATGAGAAACGTCACACTAAAAGAGGACAGTGCTAAGAAAAAGCGTAAAGGAGTTCACGCAAAGTCAAAGAACTCTAAAAGTAAAAAAAGCAGAAACTATGTCAAGCGAAGCAGAGGACAGGGATAAAATCCTAGCAGAAAGATACTCCACTATGAGCAACGCAAGACTTGAAGGCGAGACATTCGAGGAGTACAAAGAACGCAGGAGAGCAACAAACTATGCAATCCGCCAACACCTAAAAGGTAACAGAATATGAGACCAATAAGAAAAGTAGTACTACATACGACTTACACTCCCGAGGGACGTGAACATGATGTAGAGGACATTAGAGCTTGGCATAAAGCAAAAGGGTGGTCAGACATCGGATATCATTACTTGATTAAGATTGACGGAACTATCGAAGCGGGCCGACCACTAGATAAGATTGGAGCTCACGCAAAAGGACACAATCAAGGTAGCATCGGAGTAGTCTACGTAGGTGGAATGGATGCAGACCACAGAATACCAAAAGACACTAGGACTTCCAATCAGATGCAAGCCATGCAGAAACTAATAGCGTCTCTAGATGTTGTGTTCGGTGGGATTGAAGTAATAGGACACAATGAGGTAAGCAGTAAGTCTTGTCCTTGTTTTGATGTTGGGAAAGAGTTCCCACGTTATCGTTAATGAAAGAGCCCCGCGTAATGCAGGGCTTTTTTTATCTTCTAAATCTTCTTGCAATGGCTGCTACGAGCTTGGGTTGTTTGACATGCTGTTTGCCTTTCTTATTTCCCTTTGCTTTCGCTGCGTTTGTAGCAGCTCTCTGAGCAGGCGTAAGAGCATTCCAAGCCGCCTCGGGTAGATACCTACGCTTACCATTAGACTTCTTACCACTAGAGGTTCTCCACTTTTGTGCAGTCCACTTATTTAGACTCTTTTGTGATTTACTTAGACTCATCGGTATCCTCCTCCGTTTTTCTTGTATAGCTTTGCGAGGAGTTGCGCCTTGCGAGCTGACCATTGTCCTGCTCTTCCGCCCTTAGTCCCTGCTTTGATGCGATTGAACAAACGCTTACGCATAGTAGGCTTAGTATAATTACCTGCTGAATTAACAGTACTCTTAGCTTTCCCACCTTTATTATATCTAACTATTAAGTCTTCTCTGTTGTCAGGCTTGACGTTAGGCATTTTCCCGCCCTCTTGAAACTTGGCATACATGTGGGTTTTGCCCTCTTTGTCTTTCGTGAACTTGTATTCAGCTTTAGGGTGCTTACCATGATGTTGAGCTTTTTTAGCTGCTATTGCATTGGCGCTTTCTGAAGCCGCTATTTCTTGATATCCTTCAAGGCCGTCAACCTTCCCACCTTTATTAAATTTCCTCTTAGCTTTCCCTATTACTTCTTTAGCTTCTATACCCTCTCCTATTGCCTCTGCAGCTTTCGGTGCAATTCTAGAAAATAGACTAGGTGCTGATTTCATTAAGTTAAAAGCACTTTTTCCTAGCCCTATTACTTTAGCACCACCAACCATAGGGGCGTTACCCCCTATAGGTTCTATTCTCACTCTACGCATTGATGGGTGTTGTTTCTTTTCCCATTCTGACGCTGTAGTCCCTGTTTTTAAGGTGTATTTTATTTTCTCCTTAGCGGTGGGTAGTTTGCTAGGAAGAGCAGCAGTAACTGTTGTTTCAGGTATCTGATGCCCTTTCTTTGTAGGCTCGTCTAGCTTACCACCTTTGTCGTAGCTAGGGGCTTTGTGTCCATAGCCTTGCTTCTTTAAACGTAAGTGGTCAGCCATAGTCTTAGCCATGACAGACTCCTTACCCTTATACATCATATGTGCCTTGAACTTCTTAGCCATTACTTCTTAGCTCTGTTAGTAGACTTCTTAACAACACGTAGGTTGCTAGGAGAGTTGTTCATTGGATTACCGTCAATGTGGTCTACATCCATACCATCGTTAGGCTTTACACGTCCACCCTTTTGGAGTTTACGACGAGCACGCATACGACTAGCTATCTTAGCGAGATTCAATCCGTTGTACGCTTTATCGTACTTCTTCTTCTTATCTCTCGCTTTTTTATTAGCTCTATAAAATAATGTAGAACGACCCATTGTTATGCTTTGTAGACTTCGCCTTTCTTGTTCATTGCAACGCTTGAGTCTCCTGCAGCCTTACCGCGCTTGCTGTCGCGTAGAATACGTAGTTGATTCTTTAGAGCCTTGCCTTTTTCACCTTTAAGTTCTTCAGGGCTTAGAGCTCTTAGTTGCTTAAGTACAGACTCAATCTTAACGTTAGCTTCTTTAGCTCCCTCAGTTCTATCCTTGCCTTCCGCAGCTTGGTTTCGTGGAGAGGCTTTATCTAAACCTTCAGAGCGAGTCAATGTAATTTTAGTATCTCCCTCAGCAGTCTTACCTGCTTTTTGAGTTACCTTGTCTTTTAGCTTACCGCCAATTCTGTACTTTAATGACGTTTTCTTCTTTAGCTTCATTTTACTTTCTTTTTAGTATTTCGTTTACTGTTTTTAATTCGAAGTTAGTTTTCTCTAACTCAGTTAGCTTAGCTTGCATAGAAGTATTTTCAGAACGAAGAGTAGCTACCTCCATCTTGAGGTCAACATATATATCTCTTAATTCTTCCAAATCCTTTAGTAAGCTGTCTTGTTGTGTGCGTAGTAATTGTATAGTCTCGTCTTTAGCTACTAGAGCTCCGTTAGCACCTGTATCAGATTTAGCCTTATAGACCTTCCAATAGTAGTCAAACGCCTTTGTGGACGTTATGCCAACAACCAAAGCTGTTACGGCTGAGAATACAGAATCAATTACCATTTTACTTTATTTGCCCAATAAGCCGCAGAGAGCTTACCTTTCTTTATATTTCTTTGGTGACGAGCTTTAAATGAAGCACGTTTCTTTTTCATTTTGTCAGACTCACCTGCTTTAGGCTTACCTGCCGTGGACGCACCTTGCTCTCCAAAACGGATTAGCCTTACCGTAGTTCCTTCTTTAGCCAAAACAATGTGAGACTTTTTAGGGTGCTGAGGTGTGCGCTTAGGCTTATTGACTCCCGCGAGTCTATGTTTCTTGAGTAAATTCTTTATGCGGTTATCCATAGATGCAAAGATACACAAAAATACTATATAAAAGAAAAGGAGAGCCGAAGCCCCCCTTTATGATTCGTGTGGAAAACCACAACCATAACAACATATAAAAACCTACACGAATCTATTCCTCAGTAGATGGTTCAACGAACTCGCCTGTCTGTATATTAATGTTAACGTCTCCGTACTTATCCATCATAGCACTCTGAAGGCTAGATAACTCCCCTTCAAAACCCTGTAATGCTGTCCAAGCCTGATTAACAGACTCTTCTACGCGTTGACGATTCTTGCTAGCTGCTACGAAATTACTTTCTGCCGCTCGCATTTCAGACAATGCACCTTGCAATGTCTCTAGCTCTTTCTTTGTTAGTTTTTTTGCACTCATGATAAAATGAAATAAAATGTTATGATACTAATATACCGAAGGTATATATAAAAAACAAGTTAGTAGCTTATCGCTCTACCATTATCTTCCCCTAAACTCCAAGTAGTATTGAAGTCTGTTCCACTTACTGCTGTAGGTGGGTCATTTTCAGCATCGAATACAAACATTACATTGTCATCAAGAGCCACGTCCGCAGGCGGTGCACTAAAGCCCGAGTTATACAATGAAGTTATTTCAGACTGACTAAGCATCTTGTTGTGAAAAATAGCTAAATTGTCATATCTAGTCTCTCTTGACGCTCCTGTGTTGACTACGTTTCTGTTTATAAAAACATCCTCTATATTGAATGCCGTTATGGTATTGGTAAGGTTAGTCAACTTGTTAGGCATTTTAGCTCCATTCCAATAGCAGTCAAATGCTGCTGAGCCTGAAGAAGCTGAAAAATCGAAGGTCAGCACAATGTGAGCATGCCCCCCTGAGTTAACGTTACCTACATTAGTTCCGTGCCATTTACCTGTCCCTGTTCCTGTTTGCGTAGTGTTACTCTGTAAGTTCCAATGCGTTCCTCTAGAGTTCGTGCTGTTGCTCCTGTGTCTCGCAACTAACCTGTTTAGACCAAAGTCATATAATAAAAAGAATCTATCAACCGAAGAACCGCTTGAAAGCTCAAATAGTGTTACATTAGTGTCTGAATTAGCCCATTCGGGTCTAACCCAAAAAGAAACACAAATGTCGTTACTTGCTGAAAACTGCGTTCCTGACGCTCTATCAAACCTTATTCCTTCGCCCGAATTTAAGAATTCCCAATAACTAACGTTTTGGTTTCCTGTAGAAGCGTTATGGTCATAACCAAACCACTCGCTTATAGATGCAGGGGCGCTTCCGTCAGGATAGTCTGACGAAGGGTTATTTGTATTTATAGTAAATAAATTTCCGACTTCCAATTCCCCCAATGAGGCATTAGCCAAAGTGGTAGACAGACCTGCCTCACTTAGTATATCACTAATCTTTATTTGTCCTGATGATGGTAAAGCCATTACAGTCTGTTTTCAATATCGATAATACGCTCTTCTAATTGAGCTATAATATCTTGCTGTTCTTTGTTCGATTCTATAAGTAGTGCTACTAATTTTTCGTAGTCTACAGTTTTGTAAGACGCAGAGGAGTCATCTAGTCCTTCAACCAATGGTAATTGGTGCTCTCTAACAATGCTAGGGATTACCTCTTCTACCTCTTGTGCGATTAAACCTATCTCACGCTGCCCCTTACGGCCTCCTTTTTTCCAAGTGTATTCCACACCTCTTAGTTGAGAAACCTTCTCAGAAGCGCTCTCAATGGTCTCTACGTCCTCTTTTAATCTAGCATCAGATATAGTAGTAGAAAACGCAACAACGTCTTGAGCTGCATGAATGTTACCATTAGTGTCTATTCTAAATGCCTCACTGCCTGATACGAAAAACTTTAATACGTTAGCCGCAGACATGTCTATATAGTTGTCTGAGTTAAAGCCTATGTAATCTACATCTGTTCTAAGGTCTGTAGACACGCTGAATGTAGTGCCTGTTATATCTAGACCCGCTCCGTTGCTGTATGTTGTATTTGCGTAATTAGGAATGTTTAGAACACCACCACCACTTAGCGAGGCCGCGCCTGAAGTACCCGTAGTAGTAAGACTAGTAACTAATCCACCGCCACCACCACTCGAAACCGTAGTCCAAGAAGCTGTACCTGAGCCATCTGTCGTAAGAACTTGACCGTTAGTACCTGTGCTTTCAGGGATACTCATAACTCGAGTTCCACCACTAGAAAATGCTGTAACACCTGCAGAGGCTAGGAACATACCTGTATCTCCGTCATCTAGGTATCGGAAGTTAGGCTCACTAGCGTTGTTTGTCCCGCCGATAGCTATAGACTCAGCGTTTATTCTAGCTGCATGCGTTTCAAAAGTGTTAGTAGAGTTACCCATCGCTGTACCATCACCGAAGTAAAACATAAACGGTTGGTCAGAACTAGTTTGAGAAAATCTAAAATGATGGTCTCCGTAGTTGGTAATCTGAAGTCTGTGTCTATTAGTAGCGCCTTGAACAGACTCAATTCTAAACGTCTCATCGGTAGTAGAGTCCAAGCCTGCAACACCTTTGATTCGTATTGTTGAATCATCGTTATCGTTACGGAATATAATCCCCGCCTCTTGGCCTGCGGTGTTTGCAGCGTTTCTGACAGCCATATAAGCATTGCTTTGGTCTACCTTCACGCTAAAGAACTCGTCAGCATCATTTAATATAGCTGAGCGCGGTGAGCCGTTTCCGTCTGCAGTCATGTGTATGAAATACTTAGGGGATACACCACCTGTGTTTCTGTCTGCCCATTGGTCATTAGCTAGCGACAATTGAGAACCATCAGACATTAGTCTGTAGTTAACGCTATTCAATGTGTTAGACTCGTTTGCCCAACCTATTGTGTCCGCTGAATCGTAGTTTGCTAAAACGTTTAGCAACGCAGCGCCTGTGTCTTTTAAATATCCTTGACTGCTGTGAGTCTCCGCAGTAAGATACCTACCATCAATATCTACCGTTACAGTAGTTTGGTTGTCTATTGTAAATGAAATAACACCCGTAGTGGTATTAAACGTAGCAGCACTTACGAAATCGTTTGTGTCTGTCGTTCCCGCAGGTAAATCAACCCACGATACATCTCCTGACCCGTTCGTTTGTAGAATCTGATTAGAAGACCCATCGGCCAAAGGAAGTGTAAAGTTAGGACTAGACCCAACCTCTATATTGTTTAGAAATTTCATATGCAGTAATTATACTGCAAATATACAAAAAAAAAGAGGGATGCACAAGCACCCCCCTCTCTAGTATTAGACTATGTAGTCTGTATTATATCGCTTGGATAAGAATACGGATATCATTTGATGCAGGAGCAGCGCCGAAGTCAACTGTGACAACACTAGTGCTAGTTCTTACAACGTCAGCATAAACAGTGTCCCCTGAAGAAACATCGAATAACTGAACGATAACATCAGTAGTTCCTAAGCTGTGCGTTACTGCAATAGATGTGCTAGTTCCGTCACCAATAGATGCCTTGAACTTTCTATCGTCTACAAAAGTCTTAAGACCTGCAGGAGTAACAACTACTGAGTCTGAAGTTCCCGTAGAAGCCTCAGTAGTTGTAGCCAATTCAACACCGCCAACTGCAGACTCAGTAGCGTCAGGAAGAACATAGTTGTTTGCATCCGTAGCACCCGTGTAACCTAAGTCAGCAAGAGTAAGAGTACGCTTAGTGACAGCAGTAGTGTGACCCAAAGTGTCAACGGTAACGCTGTCAATAACTGATGCACCCGTACCTGTAACTGAAATAGCAGTTTGAGTTGGGTGAGCATAGTTGTTAGCAGTCGTAGAAACAGTGAATGTACCACCTACGTTAGCAACAGAAATTAGACCTGTTCCTTGAAGGGTTACTGTGTCTGCGTCAGCAATAGTTGAAGCGGTAGTTCCGTCAGTAATAACGAAATCATCCATCGTTCCGTTACCTGTACCTGCGCCAATATCAGAAAGAACTTGAGCACCTGTACGGTATTCTACTGTTCCGTCAGAAGCAGTAACAAGGAATCTGTCGTAGTCAGTGCTTGAAGCATTAACAGTACCAATAATAGCTTGACCTGTAGTGGTTACACTAGCGAAAGCAGCATCTTTAGCAGCGATGTCTGTATATGAAGCGATTGTAACATCACCATCATCAGCAATCTCTGCAGTTTTGATAAACGACCAAACGTCGTTAGTCTCTTCCCAAATTAAACCAACGTTATCGTCAGACCCACGCTCAACAAGGAAACCTGCATCCTCAGAAGCAGAACCTGTAGCGCCATGGTTAAGTATAAACAAGCTGTCCTCTACACGAACCTCTTCAGCAAGAGTTACGATGTGTGCACCCGAAACAGTTAAGTCACCATTTACTGTAAGGTCACCAACGGTAACAGCATTAGTAGTAGTAGCTCCACGACCTGTAACATCGTCTAAGGTATCAGTCTCTACGTAGGTAGTTAAGTAACGTCCGTCTAAGTCTACAGTGATATCACTCTGACTGCCTACGCTCAATGTTAACTCACCGTTAGCTGAGCTGAATGTAGCTCCGTCTACAAAATCGTTGTCATTGTCATTAGCTGTTGTAATAGTAATTGTATCACTAGCAGCAGTTGTTGTAATAGTAGCTCCACCTGCTCCTACGAAAGTAAGAGTATCAGTAGCGCTGTCAGCAACAACGTCATCTTCACCTGAAACAGAGATAGTTTTGAAACCGTCAGCCTCAGACGTTAAGTAACGTCCATCCAAATCAACTACAGCTCCTGCGTTACCTACTCCACTAAGGGTAAGCTCACCGTTGCTAGAATTGAAAGAACCACTGTTAATGTAGTCGATATCATTGTCGTTGGCAGAAGTAATAGTAATATCGTCACCACTAGGAGTGATTGTAACGTTAGTACCTGCAACAAGTTTTACATCATCTGTAACTGCGTCTGAGTCAGTCAATCGGATGATTGCGTCATTACCGCTATCTACAGCAGATATGCTGTAAGTAGTGTCTGAGTTAACAACACTTTCCGTAGAGGTTGTAATAGCTGTTACGTGTCCATATGTATCGAAAGTAATTCCGTCTACGTAAGTACGAGCTGCTGCTGATAAATCACTAACACTCGATGTGTCAGCGTGTGCGATTGTAGGAGCTGTGGACGTTCCCCCCACTACTATAGAAGAGTCTCCTGCTGTAACAGATAACACGGCTGTTGAGCCTGTTGCTAGTCTGTCCCAACCTGTAGAACTGTCTGTGTTGATGAATACTGCATCAACCGTAGTAGAGTAAACGATTTGCCCCTCAGTACCTGACAAGTTACCGTCAGGGTTACCCGCATAGTTCTGAATTACAGCATTCTGTAGCTCATTACTCTGAAGGTCTAAGTTGTTTAGAAATTTCATTTGCAAATGTTTTAATAATTAATTACATCTGCAAAGATAGGGAAAATTAGTTGAAGTGAGCCTGCCCTGAGAATTGAGCAGTAACTATTAATTTTACTGTATTGTTATCCATGTAAACCACTTCAGGGTATACAACCTGATTGAAGGAGTCGACAACTGACACAGCGGGTTTTTTAGCTAAGTTGTGAATCAAGGTAATCTCATGCTCATTACCAACAGCAGTCCATCCGTTTACATTTATAGAAACGGTTTTAGTTTTATCAGACGCAGCGGCGATACCTGAAATAGAGCCACGCTCTACTACGGTTACACTATTCTTAGCTGTTAGCTGTGTTGATACTGAAATTCTGTTGGTTGACATTTTATGAAAGTGTTACGTCGTCTATAATAGTAAATAATCCGTAGAACCAAGTTGTACGTACGGCATTACCATCAGTAACCTGAATATCATATACAAAAGTACCCGATTGAACAGCAGCCATATCTGCAAAAGACTTAGAAGCTGTTAATGTTCCCTCAGCAGTACCCACAAAGTCAGCGTTCAAAAACTCTAGTATTGGAGTTCCTGTATCGTCATCGGTTTCTCGAACGTCCATTTCGAAATCAGTGAACGTAGTGAAATCCACAAGAGCACCGTCTGCATCCTTTACATTAAATAAAAGTTGAAACGAATCTCCCTTGCGACAAGTGATGTCTAGTCTTTGGGCTATGTCTAAGTTAGCTTGTGTTGCCATAATGCAAAGATACAAATAAAAAAGTTAAGAGAGGGGCGCAAACCCCTCCCTGTATGTTAAGTTAATCCGCTTATATTTACAGTCTCAATATCGTTAGCCTGCATACTATTAAACTCCACCTCAGTGGTGTTTTGGTCTTCAGGGCCTGCTTGATTCCGAATACCGTTAGGGTAAGCGTCATAAGTACCTTCTCCCATTAACCATACTTGAGTAGCGCGATAGCAGCTTTCTGTACCGATAGCAAAGCCTGTAAAGTCTGCTGACGAGGTATTAGTCCTAAATGCTTCGCCAACTTTGTAATCATCCAACCAAGAAACAGGGTCGGTTATCATAGTTTCAATCTCAGCATCAGTAGGCATAGGTTGATTAACTCTTAATGTAGTTACTACCATAGCAGCTACTTTGCCTTGGAAGCTTCTGTTAGAAGTTCTACCGCCAATAGTTAATGAACCTGTAACAGCTCTATCCATTCTCGCTCCCGTTGAAGTCCAAGCGGACGCTACAGATAGGTTAGAACTGAGAGTCCAACTACCTGCACTATTCATAATCCTGATATCAAACATTGCGGCGAGGGCCGACGCTGTAGCGTTTGTGCCACTTTGTCTAGTTCCATTGTTGGCTATATAAACACCATACCAATCATTATGCCCAAGGGCAGTTGAGGAAATTGTACATTCGTTGTACCCACTTCCTTCACGTCCCCAACCGAAGTATAGTCGCTTATTAGAGTCTAATCTTAAATAGATATTGTCATCTCCTGTACCTGCTCCTTCTCCACTATTCCAAATGTGTTGGTTTGACGAAACATTGTCTATATCGAATACTATTGCAGTAGCCCAAGGTCTAACACTACTACCATTAGCAGTGTAGCCCGCCGTACTAGGTGCAGCAATGTTCGTAGCATAGCCATTCATATGCAAAGGGCTTACTGTGTAGTAATTAGCCCTTTGTATTAAGTATTCGCTACCACCACTGAAGTCTATAGCCTTAGTCCAAGCTGTTGAGTTAGTTGAAGCAGGGGCATCTTCGTTGGTTATGGTAAGCTCTAATGAACCTACACTACTACCATAAGAGTTTGCTTTAGTTACGGTAATGCTGTATAAGTCGCTAGGGTTAGCTACATTGTCTCCTGTTACTTCAGGAGCTGTACCTTGCAAATACCCTGAGACAGAGTTATAAGCCAATCCCGTAGGTATGTTGCTTAGTGCGTAAGTATTGGCATCACCCGCAGGTTTAATCTGAAGGTTAATGTTATCACCCTCAGTAACCGTTACAGATTGACTGAACTGACTAGGTATGTAGTTAGCGTCAGCACCTGTTTGTATCTCGTTCCAAGCAATGCCTGCAGGTGATGTAGGTGCGCTTGAAGCGGCGTGAGTCATATACGTGTTAGGCATATACCAAGTCTGAACGGTTGGCTGCTCGTCGATAAAGGTATGCGTGTGCGCTGCGCCTGCTCCGTCCGCTGCTGTTCCGTATAGTTCGTCAATAGACTCTGCGTCTGCCTCTGCACTAAATAACGGGTAGTAGAACTCACCGTCAGGAGACTCTACGTAATACCAAGTAATAGCCGCACCTAATACAGCTTCGTTTACCGTCATGTTTTTGATACCGTTAAGTTGGTTGGCCAAAGGCATGATAGCAAAAAATCTTAGGTCTGTATCAGCAGCAACAACGTTTTCACTACGACATATAACCTCAAAAACATTTGGAGAGGTTTCGTGAGCTATATACACTCTACCGTCGTTATCGCGACCTAGTCTGAACTTAGTCTTAGTCTGAGGGCTGTTAGAGAATCCCGCTTCATTAATCTTACCTGCACCGTTAGTAGCGTCAGCAAAAGTGAACGGAGTCGGGTATAGTCTCAGGTATAGCAACCCTTTTACAGCACTACCTGCAACATCAACATCCAAGTCAGCAACATCGTAAGTAGTCTCATCAAATAGTCCTATGTAAACACCACGAGAATTAGTCCAATCTCCGCTGTCTTGCTCGAACTCAAAGTATTCTCCGTTTTCAGAAATTGTCTCGTTAGAGTATAGTCCATTGCTAGTATCGAAGTTACCCGCTTCAGCGGTTGATGTAAACCCTAGAGTTGAGCCTGAGCCTGTCTCTGTGATTCTGTCTCCGTAAACAGTAAATGTAGTAGAGCCGCTTGTGGTAGTTACAGTAGTCTGTGTGTTACCCGTGTTAGAGCCAACGGTAGTTCCACCTAGAACCTCGTTGAGTCTGTCTACAGCAGCGCCAATAGTGTTGAAACCTGTTACCGCTCCGTCGAGAACGCTAACATTGTAATATCTTAAATGCGTGTAAATATCTTTGTTACCACGAACCGTAGATATCTTGATAGTACCATCAGCTTGACTAGAAGCCTGAAGAGAATTAACAGCGAAAATATCACCATTGCTAAACAATACAGTAGTATCGGTAGCGTCTCTTTGAGCGTCTAAAAGGTCGGTCTGACTAAATATAAAAGTACCTGTGTTGCTCAGTACGTTTGCATTAGCCGTGATGTATTCAACACAATCCGAAGGAGATACAAAATCGTTTCCATCCTTGTCTTGAAAATCTGTATAAGGCAGGTTAAAGAACTCATAGATGGTTACTCCCTCTTCTACAGTTCTAATTTTATTTATTACGTTTACATTATTCGAGTTATCCTCGTTTATCTCGCCTTCTAGACAAGAGTTCCAATATACAGGGTTTGTAGACCCTACGAATGTAATACAGTTACCTGCGTCGTTTCTTGTTACTTTAATAGCCATTACTTAGTTATTGTTACTAACATTGTTAGTGGTTGGATAATTACAGGATTGTCTGATTTGATACACGGTAAAGCAATTGCGTTTACGTCTTCGTTACTAGCTAGATAAGCTGAAGAGGTTACACGTTGAAGTCTTTTTACTCCAACTGTTCCTTGACCGAAGAATGTTGTAGCTCCTTGTAGAAAGAACTCAAATGTAATAGCATCAGTGTTATCTCTTGTAGCCCACCATAATCCTGTGTCTACAGTTGTATTTTGAACTTGTGGTATGATATTGTAGTCAAAGCGAACTTGAACTAAGTCACCCACCTTGAGTCCATCTAGCTTGATAGAGCCCGTGTCTGACGCATTGCTGCCTGTCATAGTAGAGCCGCTCCAATCTGACAAGTCGTAGCTAATCAGCGTTGTAGTCTTACCCGCAGGCAAGTGGTCGCCACCAAACATGCCGAATCCTTGGAAGTTTGTATTAGGCGTAGGGTCACTCCAATAAGGGCTATCAACAGCCTCGTGTACGGTAGTGCTTAACGGAAACCTACGATAGTTCCCTGCATCTACGTCTGCCTGAGTGTAGTTAACACCCGTGTTGCCTGAGTGTCCGAAAACACCTGAGCTTATTTCTGTCTTGTCTGCAAATCCGCCCGTGAACTCGTATCCCGATGCGTTTACTACTATCTCTAAGTCAGCCTTCTTGGTAGTACCTGAAGCCGCTTGGGTAGTGTCAGTTGTGTCTACAACAGGAAGGAATAAACCCGTCCCGTCTACATTACCCACATTGGATAACTGTGATATCTTAGTATTACTCATTATAGGTTTTCTCTTATTAGGTTATTTCCATCTTCTCTAGCTATAGGTGTCCCATCCTCTTCCGTTATAAAAGAGACAAAAAGACTCCCACCTTGCTCTTTGGTGAGGTTGGTTAATATGTTGGGCAGTCCTAAAGGCATTATCGAATGTATGCTATTACAGTTCCTGTTCCTACCGAAATTGTTTGAAAGTCTCCATAAACTACCATTCCTTGAGCCAAGTCTACTCCGCCTAAAGCGTCGCCTGTCTGCGTAGTCGTAGTTACGTTGGTAGCTACTGATAAGCAGTAAACGCATACATACTCCTCGCCTGCGGGTTGGGAAAATGTATTATCTACTACTCTGAATCCTTGCTGCCCAAAAGCTGCGTTTTGGAAGTCACCTGTAGAGGTGAAGTTTGTCTTTCTTGCCATTTTGTATTAAGGTTTATTATTTCATCATTGAATCAAGGAAGCTGTCTTCTTCGTTTTCAGGTAGCTCACCTCTTTCTCCTTTACGTTGAGAGATTAGCTTAGATTGCTCTGCAGACTGCTTTTTAACGCGAGCGTCTTTACGGTCTTCCTGAGCTTCTAAAACAGTTTTCTTCATTTCTGCACTTGCTCCCGCTACATCTTTAGCGTTAGCTCCTTTGAGTTTCTCTAGTTCTAATTTGAACTGATATTCCATTTGCATGCGTTGCATTTCCAACTGAGCCTTCATTTGCTCTGCCTGCATATCTAGCTGAGCCTGAGCTTGAGCCGTTTGCATATCAGCTTGTGCTTTAGCCTGTGATGCCTGAGCTGCTGACTGTCCTTGCATTTGTGCATTCTGTTGAGCTTGCTGCTGTTGGCGCTTAATACGCTTGCCTCTACGTACGATGAGTAGACGCTCTGCTTGGTCAACATCCTTCAAACGACGGATAGCGATAGCATCTTCTATGTCGATTTCTTTCTGAGCCAAAGCCTGTTGAATGTTTTGCTCTAGGTATACTTTATCGCCTTCGTCCATTTCTGTGCTTACAGTTACGCCGAAGTTAAACATAGGTAGATTCTCAAACTCTTTAAGAGTGTTCATAGCGTGCTTACCTACTGCCTTCTTGTACGTGCCGAATAAAACAGACTCCTTTGGTAGAATCTGCAGACATTTAATAACGTCCTCACATACTCTTTTGTATAGAACTAAAGATGCGTGAGTAATGTCATACAAAGCATTGTTTGCTGATGCTATCTGCTGCTGACGTACACCCACTAAATCGTTAGACTTAGCTGTAGAGCCATCAACGGCCTCGTTAACACCTGTGGCATCGCGAATCATACGTAAGTAGTGGTTGTATAAACCAATCAATTCGTTTACGTTACGTATAGTATTGTTTATCTCTCTGATAGGTGGATTTGCGAATCCTCCTTCAGGGTTTTTAGAGCGGTAATACATCACACCTGTCTGCTCGTAGATATCTTGGATATCCAACGGAGATAACTCGCCACCTGCGCCAAGCTGTACATTGTCCAATCCCTCGATATCAATCATAATACCATCAGGCTTTGCCTTAGCGATAGACTGCTGAATCTTTAAGTGTGTAATCTGTAATTGGTCAGCAAAACCGATAATGCTAGTCACCATAGACTTAGGAGTCATGCGACGTAGATTCGTAGCTACAATAGAGTAAGACAGAGTAGTTCTGCTTAGGTCATGTATGTTACGGGGTTGGTTGTGCTTTTTACCGTAGTTAAGTAGTACGTCAGAGCCATCTATATACATTCCACCGTATAGACACATGTTTTTCATATGTACAGGGTTTCTATCATATACAGACTGAGTAGGCATTTTGTACTCTTCACCTTTGAAGTAGAAGCCCATGTTTCCATACTTGGACATCTTCTCTTCGTATATCATTTCGTCTAGACCGATATACTCAAAGTCTAATACGTTTACTGTGTATTCGTCATATCCGTAAGACTGACGACCTGTGCGTTGGTCATAGTAATTTCTAGCTACCTTAGAGCTGTCGTTACCGAACTTATTCTTTACTCCTTGTCCTATTTTTTCCCACTGCTCTTCAGACACGCTGTTACCTGCGATTCTTTTGAGCTCCATGATTGTCATAATGCGAATCTCACCTGCGTATACCAAGTCCTTTAAGAACGGGTCTTCAGAGTAAGAGTGAATTAAGTGACTAGGGTCAACATAACGCTCAGTAATACCATGGTTAGGGTCGTTCTCACGTTTAACCGCAGCCATACCACAGACTACTAAATCCTCTACAGCTCTACGGAACGTACTATCATTAAAGTCATTCCACTCTAGGGTTAAGTTACATGCAACCTGAGCAGCGATTTCTGCAGCAATCTTGATGTTTGTGTCCATGAATATCTCTGCCTCTTCCTGTGTGTCAGGTAGGTTGTCGATATCATCAGTAACTTGAGCTCCAAGGTCGCGCATCTCTGTCAAAAACTCTTTGTTCTCGATAGCAGCTTTTACACGAGCTTTTTTGTTCTCCTTCTCACCGCGTGAGATAGGGTCAATAGCCTCTAAGTTAGGATATGGTTTTTGAGATAGTATTTTGTTTACTACAATCTTTACGAATTTAGGAACAATAGGTACAGGAGTCCAATCTAGGTTAAGTAGCGTTCCGCCACCACCGACACCGTCAAGACTGTTAAGTATTTGCTTGTATATTTGAGTAGACTGAGTTCCTTGAGCGTAATCTCTAGCTCTTTCAAACTCCTTCATTCTTTTCTGATACAAAGATGATGTTGACTCTGTGCCTCCCCATTGACCGAGGATAGCTTTTGCGTAAGCCTTACCGTACCCTTGAGATAACTTCTCAGTGGATTTAGCAGTAGGGTCAGGGAAATTTCCGTAATTCTTCTTCATCGTAGTGCGTTTCGCTCTTGATTAACTATTGTGCAAAGATAAGAAAAAATCCCTAAGCGTTCGGGTTGTACCGTCTGAAGAATGTCTTGTTAGTGAAGTCCGCTTGTTTCTGTACCTTCGGCTTAATTTGAGCAGCTAGTAAACAGAGTCCGCTTGATATAGTTAAATCATACTTGGTACGATTGTCTATACGAAAGCCTATCCAATCTTCTAGCGTATCCTGTAGATACATTCTACCCATCTGTCCTGTGTCTATGTTCTCTCCTACGTAGTTATGTATATAAGACTCTATAGCCATGGCATGCGCCTGTATAACCTCTGCTGAGGTAGACGGTATACCTTTAGTCTTAGACTTGGATGCTCCGCCACCTAAATGTGCAGGGCGGTCAAGCAGATACTCTAAATACCCACGCTCCTCAAAATAACGAGCTATACCGTATTTGTTGTTCTCGATTAGGATTGGGTATCCAAAGTATACTGCCGCCATTAATACATCTTCATAGAATATCTTAGCCATGGGTGGACGTGAACAATACTCTGCTACGAATACGTTGCTAATACCATTCATGTTAAACTTGTTATAGAAGTGACAAGCCCCCTTCGAGCCTCTACCATCTGTGGTAGCGTCAAGGTCATAGCTATCGACTCCCCCTACACCTAGGTTTCCGTGGGGCGCTTGATAGTGTCCGTTTCTGTGCTTAGACCTAACGTTACGATTATCCTGCTTCGGCTGCCATGATAGAGTCCATCTACCTTCGGGTGACGGTTCAAACACAACCTCTGAGTCCATGTCCCCGTTTTTCCAATGGAAGTTACCCTTTACTACAGGGCTAGGGTACATCATATCGTTATATTCTTTCTGCTCGTATATCTTACCTAGATTGAACAGACTACTTTCTACCGAGTCACGAAATGCTTCCTGTGTAGAGAATGGGAACTGACGAGTAACCTCGTTCAATTCGTTTGCATCATTCTTGAGTGCTTTCCTTTCGTTGTTGAGGTAAGTCCTTGCGCCATAGTCGATTAGCTCACCGTCGGAAGTTTCAGCAACTGTTTCAGGGTCGTCAATAATGGGGTTTCCGAACTTGTCGAAGAATCCTTCAAGCGCTTCGTAAGCGGGGATGAATATACGGTAGAGCATAGACCGTGTACGGCCATTTGCATTTCTTTGCGACGGGTCTGAGTCATTCCAAAGGTCTTTATATTGAGAGCCACCTTTAGCCATAGGGTTTACCGTAGAGCCTACCAAAGCAGTACCTACAATCTTACGACCTACAATTAAACAGGTTCTGTTAATACGCCATGCTTCACGGATGTCCGCAGGCTTTTCCCACTTACCCGCCTCATCGAGAAACAGGTAGTATAGGCGCTCACCATCATAGGCGTTGTTCACTGTGTTTTTCCAATTTATTACGGTATTCAGTGCTTCACCGACTTGAGCTGTCTTATTGTTTTTAGTAATCTTTTTCGCAGGCTCACGGAAAGCAAGCTCAACACGAGGGTTAGTAGAACCATCTTGAATAGGTTTAAAGAAGAACGGGAAGTGTCTATACATAGATACCACCTTTTTCATAAAGACGTTGTCACGTGCATCAGAACCTGTCTTAGACATAATGCCTAGAACCTTATCTTTTACAAGAGTGCCCTCCGCTAACAGAGTAGCTACCGCCATGTTTGTATATCCTGAACGTCTACACTTGGTAAACAACTGACCTACACAACGTGGGTCAACTTTACAGGCTTCTGCGTGAATAAATAGTTTGCGTTGAAATGCGAGGTAGTCCCCGTAGAATGAACCATCAATCTTCACCCACTGAAGCATGAAGTAATGTGTTCCTGTTATATAAGTTTTTTGACCATCAATGTAAAGCCAAACCCCTTCAGACCTACGCTTAAACTCTTGCTCGATATATGAACGATAGGTCTTTCGAAAGTTACTCGGCTGTTCCGCCCACTCATCCATAGAACGTATCCCCTTGAGCGCTTCAGGCAGGGCTTGACGTTTCCAATACTGCTCACTCCTATCATCAGAGGAAAACAACGTCGCATCCTCAGAGGGTTCAACAGGAAGTTGTATAAACAAACCCTCCAATTCGATGATTTCACCCATCGTATCGTTAGGGCATATGTTGATAACATGCTCCTCATATCCTTCTATTCTTTTTAGGCCTGCCATACTTAGTGTACAACGTACAAATATACGTTTAATATATTAATTAAATGTTTAAACAAAAAACTACTTACTGAATCTTTCAGCGAATCCACCACCAAAGTCTTTTTCTTCGTCTATAGTGCCTGTTTCTCTTGCGTTCTTTATCATTTGTTCTATATCCTGCCTAACCACTAACAGCTCCTTAGCGTCCATTGCTGTCTGCTTTATTGATGCTAGTTCGGCTTTACGAGCAGAGCCCGTGACCTCTTGGTCAACAGGCTTCTCGATTTCTTCTATCATATTGCTGATTGCCTTCTCGGTAGCCCTTAGTAGGTTTTCCGCTGCAGTCAACGTAAAATTAGTATCAGACATAAGCTGCAAATATATAAGCAGGTTTCATACGGAATACTTGAGAACCATCGGGCAGAGTTATTCTGTAGTCGGCATTCTTACCGTACATTACAACATCTCCAACCTCTAGTCCTAACTCCTCTGTACCTGCACTAGGGTATAATACGGCTGCCTCTTGCTTAGCCTCAACTAGCTCAGTCCCTAAGAACAAGCCACCTTCGCTAACAATGTCAACCTCTTTATCTTCTGTAGCTTCTAAAATAACCCAATCACCTAGAACGGTAACAGAGTCATCCTCGTGTATAACCATGTAAGCCTGACCGTTAATCTCGGTAGGATGCCAAGCCACTAAGTAGTGGTCTTCTCCAATTCCGTATTTCTCGGGTTGTTGGTTCACGTGGTGATGGAAGACTAAAGTATCCCCAACCTTAACTGACTCGGGTAAATCAGCTTTGGCGGGAATCGCTTTAATCGTACCATAAGATACACGCCCCTTGAAGTCATCCCAACGGGTGTCTTTTATAAGTTCAATCCCTGCTACCTCAACGGTATCTCCGAACAACTTAGGGACGTGCACTATGAAATCGTATAATGGTCTCATTATCCTAGGTCTATATCGTATTCAACAATAACAGGCATATTTTCAATAGCCTTCCATAGGATTACTCCATCTTCGTTCTCTACATATATAAGGTAACGTGAGCGTCCGTAGAGCTGCTCTGCGCGACCATCTACTGCAATAGCATGGATAGTTCCGCCACCGTATACTGATTGTCCTACAACAAAGGCGAACCCATTCTTTGGGTCACGTCCTGATATGATTTTTCTAATTGGCTGCTCCATCGTCTTCTGTGTTTTTGTTGATGAAGTTCATCCAATCCTCTGAAGTCCAATCCTCCGTGTCACGCAGGTCGGTAGGTAGAGACGGTGAGTCCATCTGTTGGTAGTACTGTACAGCGATAGAAAGAACCTCATCGAGTTCCTCTTCGTCTGCTACTACATAATCTAATACTGTTTTAAGTTTTGCTTCGCTATCTTCCCCTTCAGTGTAGATACCACCGATGAAACAGGAGACCCATTGATTTTCGAGCTCGTACTTCTGTACAAGGGCTTTGATGCCCTCTAGCTTTTCAGCTACCTCGTCGAAAAACTCTTGCGGAGCTTCTTGATAATTGCTCATTATTTCTGTATATTTAATTTATATTGGGTTTATACCCATAGTACAAATATACAAAATTAAATGCCGAAGAGCAAGCTACATAAGAAGAAGCTAAACCGTGAGTTTCTACCATTACAGGACAAGTATGTAAAGCGTAACTACTTGAAGTATTACAACCTGTCTATCAGGGATATGGTAAAGTACACAGACTTATCTAGAGCTGAATTGGAGTTCTTGATGTTTGCTTATGACCTAGAGTTTTTTGAGATTACTTGGATAGCAGAAGCGTACGGACAGAGTCGTAAGAAGCTATACGAGCGTATCGTGCTTCCTCTTAAGAAGAAAGGCTACCTTCAGGAATATCTCGGTGTAGGCAAGAACAGTGAGGACGTTGATGTACATTTCAACATAAGGCGTAACGCTCAGAAACTGTCCGTAAGTCATAAAGGTCGCCATAATGTTCAGCGTACCTATCGTAAGATAGAGGGAGAAGAGGAGATTAGGTATTAAGAGAAATACTTGTTGAACTTCCTTATTGCCCAATTTCTGTGCCTTTGCTGAGGGTAGTTTGCCACTTTCCTTAAGTCCCTTGCTAGTTCCCTCTTTGGTGGTGGTATGAATAAAATATACTCCAAGCAGAACAAACAAAACCGTAGTTTTGATGCGAAGACGTGCTGCATTAAGATTTGTTTCCAAATTCTTAAGCCATTTCCATTGAGAAACCGTGCTTTCATACCCGAGTAATAATATAATCACAAAGGTAGCAATTATTTTATTTAGCTTGTGAACCATCTCTGCAGCATTAATACAGGGTAAGCAGGGTAATAAGTAACAGCCATCACAGCTAGCCTCCATCCTGCCGACTTGTTGTCAAACACTTTAGCGTCTTTCGCCTGTTCCTTTGTAAGGTTGAAGCTTTCGATTTCCTCTTCCGTTAGTTCTCGGAAGCAATCGTTTGCTATTGTCTTCGCTGTATAATTGTATAAGGCCGCTGCCCCAAATGGTATCGCTAGTATCGTATATATCATACTCTAATATACAGAAAAACCCCTGCTCACACAAGGGTTCTTCGTAGATACTTATCACCTCCTTTCCTTTAAACGCGTTAGCGTTCCGAAATTTTACAATTCCGAACTATAGTAAAGATAAGGTATATGTATTAAAAGCTATCCACAAAGGCTGATACTACAGACAGAGCTACTGCTGCAAACACCCCAAAGAATAACGCTGTAGGCAGGTTAGCGCTAACTAGTCCTGCTGTTACGGCTGAACAGGCGATGCCTTGACCGTACTTTCCTAAAAACTTTTTCATATATTCCATGGTGTAAAGATACAAAAAAAAAGAACCCATCACGACGGGGGAAGTAATGGGCTCTAACATCGGCGGCATTAGTCAAGGTAGCGAATTTCTGCCCGCGCTGATGTATACTGTTATAATAATCTCTCTAGTATAAGGATAAGACCCTCAACAGCAGCTATAAGCATAACGATATACTTAGAGTAGTCCGCGCTCTTCGCCTTATCCCCTTTTTTATAACCCTGAAGCTCTGCTTCCGATTTTATCAAAGCGGTTTCAAGCTCTAGGATGCGCTTACCATTTAGTAGCTCCTCTATCTTTTTATCTTCCTTCTTACCCATGGTACAAAGATAAGCAATTAATACGAGTATACACGGGCCTCATAGAGGAAACCTATCACCCTAATAGATAAATACAATGAAGATAATTAGTAAAACAGCCTTCTATTTAAAAAATATACCGTACCTTTGCCTCAGTATCACATTCGAGAGTGTGAATCACTTGTCTTTCTCACTCTTGTCTTCTTGTGTTGTATCTCATACAAACACACTAATCTTCACAAATGTTTAGGGCTAGTTATATTCGTGCACGCACTTGCGTAATCACCTCGTTGATAACAGCCTCTAATAGCACCTTATAAGAAGTGCTTTCTAACGTCCTATCGGACTGTCCCCCTTATCTACATATTACCATCTCTAGAAAGACGCTCTAACGCGCTCTCATGACACGTCACCCGTCTATTGCAAAATGGAAAAAAGGTATCGTACCTCTAATAGTGTCTTTTTAAAAAAGTTGTGAGAAATAAATATGGTGGGGATTATATATATACACACACGCTACGGAATCGAAACGGAAACGGAATCCGAACCCCCCTCCCCACGACTGCTGATGATTGGGTCAAATACTTTTGGCTTTTTGGGTCTATGGTCGCAGACTCGCAGCCCCTCATTTAGTCACCCTTGAATTGAGACGTAGTAAAGACGGGGAC